GCGTTCATCGACGCCCAGCAGACGATGGGCGATGCGCAGGGTGACCTGGGCGTCGTGGCGATGCACTCCGTCGTCTTCGCGCGCGCGAAGAAGAACAACCTGATCGACTTCATCCCGGACAGCACGGGTGTGGTCGACATCCCGTTCTTCCTCGGCCTCCGCGTCGTGGTCGACGACGGTCTGCCCGTCGTGACCGTGAACGGCAACCCGGAGTACAGCACCTACCTGTTCGGGCAGGGTGCGATCCTCAAGGGTTCGCGGCTCCCGCTCAACCCGGTGGCCGTGCAGCGCGAGGAGCTCACGGGCAATGGCGGCGGTCAGGAGATCCTCGTGTCGCGCGTCGAGTGGGTGCATCACCCGCGCGGCTTCGCGTGGCTCGCGGGCTCGCAGGCCGGCAACTCGCCGACCAACGCCGAGCTCATTCTCGCGGCCAACTGGGATCGTCGGTATCCCGAGCGGAAGCAGATCAAGATCGCCGAGCTCCGCACGAACGGCTAATCCGTTCTCCCCTCCCACGTTGAGTGGGATTCGGGCGCCCCGTCGTCTCAGCGGCGGCGGGGCGCCTTCTCTTTCAACCCCGAATCACTGAGGTACGTGATGTCCGAAGCGATCACCGCGAGCGATCTGGACGAGCTCGAGGATTCTCCCGCCGCTGTGGCAGGCCCCATCGACCCCGAAGTTTCCGGCGACGCGCCGGCTCCCGAAGCGGATGCCGAGCTCGCCGAGTCCGACGACCTCGCCGAGAGCGACGCGATCGTGCTGCCCGAGGATCCGGTCCTCGAGTGCCAGGATCGACTCGCCGAAGCGTGCAAGCGCGAAAGCAAGGCGCGCCAGAAGTACGAGGCGGCCGTCGCCGAGGTGAGCGCCATCAATCAGGAGCTCGCCGGCCTTCTCCAGAAGGCAAGCGAGACGCCGCTGCACATCCTGAACGCCATGCAGGATCGCATCACGCGACCCGAGCAGGCGCGCACGGTCGCGGCACGGCACGCGCTCGACGCACTCCAGGCCCACTTCCGGCCCGGGAAGCGTCAGTATCCGGTCCACCCGTCGGTGCGCAGCGCCGTGAAGGGCGAGGAGTAGCAACGTGACGCAGGGGTTCCAGCCGTTCGAGGAGTTCGACCCGGAACTCGAGCTCGAGCTCGACGTTCCGACCGAACGGCTGACCCCACGTCAACGTCGCCAAATCTTCAACGCGCAGAAGGCGCGCCGCGAGCGCCAGCGGAAGAACGGCGCCGGATTCGCGCACCCCGCGAACACGGTCGCTCTTCCCGGCACCGGAATCGTTCCCCCGATCAGCGCGGGGCAGGAAGCGATTCCGACGTATCTTTCGTGGTACAGCGAGTGGAACAACGCAACGCTGACCCAGTATCCCGCCACGGGCGCCACCACGAACGCGATGGTGAACACGGGCGTGTTCTGCGTCGGCACCGTTGCGGCATCCGGTCTTTTCCGCATCATCGACCTCGCGTCGGTAGTGCTGCTTCAGTTTGACCTTTCGCTCACGGGCCATACCGGACATCACGGCTTCAACCAGACCGGCGTTCTGTTCGACCCGGTGGGGGACCGGATCGCCCTGTTCGTCAACGGGGATCAGGTGGCCGCAGTCGCGCACGTGCATGCGGCGTGGTCGGCCGGCACGTGGAATTACATGTGGAACACGGGCACGGCGTCGAAGCCGACAAGCATCGGCCTCGTGAGCCCGCTCGAAGTTTTCCCGGGGTACATTCCCGCTGGATTCACACTGTGACGATCAGCAAGCAGCTTCAGCGCGCCATCCTCAACGCGCGAACGGCCCGCCTCGAGCGCTATGTGCGCGCGGGCGCGGGATTCTTCTCGCCCCAGAAGGCGATCACCACGATCGGCTGGGGCCAGACTTCGCCCCTGACCGCGGCCGAGAAGCTGCGCCCGGCGCTGTACGTCACGTCTTTCGAGTTCATCGGCCCGGCGAACTACCCGGTCGTTCCCAACATCTTCCAACTCGGGTACACGCGCTTGCAGGCGGGCGGACTCAACAATGAGCTCGTGCTCTCCGACGTGAGCGGATTTCAGACTCCGCTGATCACCGTCAGCCTGCCCGCGCTGACGACGCTGGGCGGCCCTCACTACATCGCAGTCTTTCTCGATCCGGTCGCGGATCGTTGCGGCATGTGGTTCGACGGCAACCAAGTCGGAAGCGCCACGTTCTCTGCTGTTGCCCTGGACGCAGGGTTCATCGCCTACTTCGGCGTGGACCCGTTCAACGATCCGTTCGGGATTCCGCACCAATACGTCGGCACGATCGGGCCGCTCGAAATCTTTCCGGGATTCGTCCCGCCCACCTTCGTGTTCTAGGAGTCGTCATGGCCGTCGCAGCGGACATCATCGTCGAAGACGGGACCGGGCTCGACACGGCGAACAGCTACGTGAGCATCGCCGACGGCGACGTGTACCACGAGCACCGCTCGAACTCGGCGTGGACCGAGGCGACGCAGGACCGCAAGGCCACGGCGCTGATCCACGCGACCGAGTATCTCGACATGCGCTGGAAGTTCGTCGGCTCGCCGACGTTTCCGGGCGACCCGACCAACCTCGCGCAGGCCCTTCAGTGGCCGCGCACTGACGACGCCTTCATCACCGACGCGCGCGGCAATCAGTACGCGGACGACGAGATCCCGTTCTGGATCGTGAACGCCACGCTCGAGTACGCGCTCGCATACCTCGTGACCGGGCGGCTGCTCCCGGACCCCACAGTACCGGACGACGCCGGCCGCTTCGTGACGCTGAAGCGCGAGAAGCTGGGCCCGCTCGAGGAGGAGACGCGCTTCAGCGACTCCAAGGCGGTGACCACGTCCACGCGCAAGTACGCCCTGGCCGATCGGATCATCCGGCAGAGCGGCCTCACCGAGAGCGGCAGCGACAAGGCCATTCGAGCCTAGCATGGCGATCCACGACAACTTCGTCGAGCTCATGTACCGCCTCGTGGCGAAGCACGGGCGGAACGTGGTGCTTCGTCGACAGAGTGGCACGACGCTGAAGATCGCGAACCGGCCCGAGGCCGGCACGGTCGCCAGCTACGCAAACACGACGCACCCCGCGGTGTTCCTCGACCATGACACGCGCGACCTCCTGCTCGCGATCCCCGGCGCGGCCGACGAGCAGACGATGGTCACGCGCGAGATCGACCGACTCGTGCTCGTGCCCGCCAAGTTCCTCACCTTCGAGCTCACCGACGACTACAAGATCGTGGACGGCACGAAGGTCTACGAGATCACCCGCGTGGTGAAGATTCAGCCCGGCCCGACGCTCGTGGGCTACATCGTGCGGGTGGCCGTGTAATGGCGCAGACCTACGACGAGGCGGTTCAGGAGCTCAGCGCGTTCATGCGCACCGCGTGGCAGAACGCGGGTGGCGCGCCGACCCAACTCACCTACGAGGACAGTGACTTCACCCCGCCGACCGCGGGCACCGCGGCGTCGCGGACGTGGGCGCGCCTCGTGATCAAGCATTTCGGCGGCACGCGGTCGCTCGGGAGCGGCGCGAGCGTCGTTCACCGGCGCTACGGGCTGCTCACACTCCAGATTTTCACGGCGATCGGGTCGGATGCGCCCGGCGCGGTCGGCGCGCGGCAGATCGCCGGCCCGATCACTACGGCGCTCGAGAACGCCGCGGCCGTGAACAACATCTGGTTCCGCAATATCAGCATGCGAGAAATCGGCGTGGACGGGGTGTGGTACCAAGTTCACGTGCAAACCGAGTTCGTGTTCGACCGGACGGCCTAACAGGAGGGAATCATGTCCGATACCAATCGAGTCGCAATCCGTGCGGTCAAGGAGGTCACGTACGGCATCGTGCCGACTGCGCCCTTCCTCCGCGACATCCCGTACAGCGGGGCCCCGAATCTGGGATTCGTGCCCGAGACGGTCGTGTCCGAGCTCATTCGCTCGGATCGCCAGATCGACGACCTCGCGCTCGTGGGCGCCGAGGCCGCGGGCGACCTCAACTCCGAGCTCGCGTTCGGCATCCACGACTACCTCTTCGAGGGTGCGTGGTTCAACACCTTTCAGGTGCGGAACAAGTGGACCAACACCGAGGAAGAGACGCAGATCACGGCCGTGACGGCGACCCAGTTCACCGTCACCAACGAGGGCTTCACTCCCATCATCAACGACATCGTCCGCTCGCAGGGCTTCAACGGTGCGAACAACAACGGCTACCACATCGTGAACGGCGCGCCGACCACGACCGCGGTGACCGTCGCGACCGCCCTGACGGTCGAGGCATCGCCGCCCCTGCGCGCACGCCTGCACACCGTCGGGCGCCGCAGCGCGGCCGGCGATCTCGATCTCACGATCACGGGCAGCACCGGCACGCTCGCGTCAACGGTCCTGAACTTCACCACGCTCGGCCTCCAGGCCGGTGACTGGGTGAAGCTCGCGGGATTCTCGGCGACTCCGGTGAACAACGGCTGGTACCGGATCAGCGTTGCGCCGACGGCGACCCTGCTGACGTTCGGCATCGTGCCGACGGGTGCCGCGACCGAGAATCCGGCCGGTGCGGTCGACGTGTACATGGGCGAGCGGCTGATCAACAGCACGACCCGCATCTCGTACACGCTCGAGGAGGAGTTCTCGGACCACTCACCCGTGACCTTCCAGTATTTCCGTGGCATGATGGTCGACGGACTCACGATCACCGCGGAGCCGCAGGCGATCGTGACCACGGGACTCACGTTCTCAGGCAAGGATGCGTTCTTCAGCGACTCGGGCATCCCCGCGACGGTGCCGGCGCAGCTTCCCGCGGTGGCCGGCAACGGCCGCGTGGGTTCCGCGACGACCGTGACGACCGGGCAGGTGAACGTGCTCAACTCGAGCTCGAACGTCGGGCGCATCGCGCGCGGCGGCGTTCCGATCTCGGGTAGCAACTTCGTGCTCGAGGCCACCTTCGAGATCGCGAACAACCTGCGCCAGCAGCCGGCAGTCGGGTTCCTCGGCGCCGTGGGCATCGGCGTCGGCGAGTTCGGCGTGACGGGCTCGCTGAGCACGTACTTCGACAACGCGAGCATCGCGCGCGACGTGGTGAGCAACACCGAAACGTCGTTCGATGTGCGCTTCGTCGACATCGCCAACCAGATCGTTCTGCTCGACGCACCCCGCATCAAGTTCTCCGAGGGCTCGCCCGAGGTGCCCGGGAAGAATCAGGATGCGACGGTGCCCCTGTCGTATCAGGCGATCCGCCACCCGGTGTTCAACTACACCCTGGCTCTGTTCCGCTTCTACGGCGTGCAGTAATCTTCACTCGTAGGGCCATGTTCACAGCGGTTGTGAACATGGCCCGAACAGTGAACATTCCGAAACCCCCAACAGGAGAAACCCCCCATGGCTTCCAAGCCCCTCAACTCTCTGTTCGGCACGAGCGCGTCGCTCGAGACGGACGGCATCTGGATCGAATACGGCGAGTACGGCCGCTTCCGCTGCGCGCGAGCCGGCGGCAAGAACAAGGCGTTCCGCAACCTCATGGAGCGCAAGCTCCGCCCGTACCGCTCCGCGATCAACATGGGCACGATGGACGAGTCCATCCTCGAGAAGATCACGCACGAGTGCTTCGCCGAGGCCGTCGTGCTCGAGTGGGACATCGTCGAGGAGAACGACCTCGGCGAGATCGTGGCGATCCCGTTCTCGCGCGAGAAGTGCGTGGAGCTCTTCAAGGCGCTCCCCGATCTGTTCGAGGATCTGCTCAAGCAGACGCAGACCGTGATCAACTTCGTCGAGGAGTCGCGCGCCGACGACGCAAAAAGCTAAGGGAGTTCCTCGAGTGGCGCCTCAAGTACGGCGCCCAGGCGAAGGCGATCATCGACGCCGCGCGTGAAACGGGAGCTCCCATCCCCCAAAGCATCTTGGACGCCCCGGTCCCTGAAGACTCGTACCAAGTGCGGGTGTTCGAGGCGTTCGAGAAGCTGAGTACGTGTCGTCAGATCGTGATGGGCGCCATCGGGCCCATCCCCTGGTCGGCGATCGACCAGTACGCCCAGCGCATGGGCGTCGTCGACGACGAGCTCGCGTACGAGGACTTCGTCGCGATCATCCAAGAGCTCGACGAGGCTTTCATCGAGCGGCGCTCGAAAGACATCGCCGCCGAGAAAAAGAAAGCGGAGGCGAACGGTGGCCGATCCCGAACAATTCGCCGCACGACTCCTAGCAATCGCGGAGGGCGTTGAGCTCAACTCCGGGCGGGCGGTGAAGGACGCAGCAGCAGCGGCAGTGGTCGCGCTGGTGCGCCTCACCCCCGTCGGAGGGCCCCCCACTTCACCGCGCGACCCGCACCCGGGCCTCGCGCGCTCCAACTGGTACGTGATCGCCGGCGAGGCTTCGGCCCAGCACGTGCGCGATCACACGACCGAAGGCGACGCCGTGTCGCGCGCGATATTCGAGGTCAACGGCCTCGGGCGCCCCGACGTGGTGTCCATCTCCAACCCCGTCCCGTACATCAACAAGCTGAACGATGGCTCGAGCACGCAGGCTCCAGCCGGCTTTGTGCAAGCCGCGCTCGCCGCAGCGTCCGCCCGTCTCAAGAGCGTCCGTCTGCTCACCAACGTTCGGTCCCGTTTCTAAGGAAAGCCGATGGCACTCGAGTCTCTCGACATCCGAGTCCGACAGCAGGGCGCGCGCACCGTTGCGCGCGACATCCGCAACATCGGCTTCGCCGCAAGCGCCGTCTCCGGTCAGCTTTCGACGACCACCCGCCTACTGCGCGGACTCGCGATCGCATCCGTAGCACGGCGCATTTTTGCTTTCGCGGACAGCTTCACCAACCTGTCCAACCGGGTTCGTCTGTTCACGGACTCGCAGGAGTCGGCGAATCGCACGACCAACGAGTTGATCGGCATCGCGAACCGGGCGCGCGTCGCCACGGACGCCGTGTCGCTGACCTACCAGCGCCTCGCGATCAATCAGGACCGCCTCGGGCTCAGCACCGAGCGCGTGCTCAAGCTGACCGAAACGCTGTCGAAAGCCGTCGCGATCGGCGGCTCGAGCGCGCAGGAAGCCGGCGGCGCGCTGCGGCAGTTTTCGCAGGCGTTGTCGGGCAACTTCCAGGCGGCCGCGCAGGAGTTGAACTCGGTCCTCGAGCAGACGCCCGGCCTCGCCGACGCCCTGGCCGACGGCCTCGGCGTCTCGACCGACCGCATCAAGGTGCTGGCGCGCGAAGGCAAGCTGAACTCCGACATCGTGATCAAGGCCCTCGAGTCGCAGGCCGACGTGATCGAGTCGCGCTTCTCGCGGATCGCGCCGACGATCGGGCAGGCGTTTCAGGTGCTCACGAACTCGACCGAGGTGCTGGTCGGGCAATTCTTCCGCGTTTCCGACGTGGGCAAGACGATCACGTCCGCATTGATCTCGCTGAGCCAGCGATTCCTTCAGCTCGCGCTCGACGAGGATCGGCTGAACGAGATCATCGACCGCACGGTCGACTTGTTCAAGATCCTCCTCGCGATCAAGGTCGCGCAGTTCCTCTTCGGCGTCGCCCGCGCGATGGATCTCGTCGTAGCATCGTCGACGCGGCTGGTGCGCGTGAATCTGTTCGGCAGTCTCGTGCGCCTACCCGCCGTGCTGGCCGCGATCGTGACGGGGCTGAGCGGCGTCCGCATCGGGCTCCTGGCGCTGATCGCGTCGAACCCGTTCACCATTCTGCTCGCCGCGGTCGCGGCGTTCGTCGGCCTGCTGTTCGGCGTGCGCAACGAGCTCGTCACCATCGGCGGCGAGTCGGCCCGCGTGCAGGACATCATCGTCGTCGGCTTCGAGATCATCGTCGAGAAGACGCAGGCGTGGCTCCAGCGCCTCTTCGAGGCGTCGAAGGCGTTCCGCGATCTGCTCCCGACGGCTCGACAATTCTTCAACTCGGTGATCGCCGGGTTCACCATCTTCGGGCGCATCGTGTCCGAAGTGTTCCAGGCGATCGCGAAGGACGCGGCCGAGGGCTTCAGCATCATCACCCAGAAGGTCGGTGACGTGATGGACGCGCTCCAGCGCGCCGTCGCGGGCGACTTTTCGGGCGCTTTCGAGACGCTGTTCAAGCCGGTCACCGTCGAGGCCGAGTCCGCGTTCAGCAAGATCGACTTCGCGCGCATCTTCCGCGAGGAGGGCCAGCGTGATTTCCTTCAGGAGGCCACCGGGTTCTTCGAGAGCGTCTTCGGGCCCGAGCTCGCCGATCGTGCGGCCAAGCGTTTCCGCGACTCGCTCGCCAAGGCCGCGCCGGACCAGGGCCCCGGCGCCGAACCGGCGGCCGCTGGCGGTGTGCTGAAGACGACCTTTGCGCTCACCGAGCAGCAGAAGGCGGTCGTCAGCCTGATCGCACAGATGGACGTGGGCACGCGCGTGGCGCTCGAGTACGCGGACGCGCAGTCCGAGCTCGACAAAGCCGTGACCGCGGGCGTGATCAACCAGAAGGAACAGCGCGAGATCATCAAGCAGCTTGCGACGAACGACTTCCGCCGCCTCGCTGCGGAGACGGACGAGCTCGCGTCGCTGACGATCGAGTACAAGGACGCGCTCGCGGAGCTCAACGCGCGCGCGACGGCCGCTGGCCTCCAGGGTTCCCAGGAGCTCACGAATGCGATCGCGCGCCAGCGCGACGAGTTCGAGAAGGCGCGCTTCGAGCTCCGGCGGTATCAGGAATCGCTGACCGCCGTCGAGTCGGTGCAGCAGGGCGTCGAAGCGGGGTTCCGTCGGTTCACCGAGGGGCTTGGCACGATCGCCTCGAACGTCGCAGACGTGACCGAGGATCTGCTCAACAAGAGCCTCGATGCGATCCACGAGTTCACCACGACGGGCAAGCTCGACTTCCGGCAGTTTGCGCTCGACGTGATCGCGGACATCCAGAAGGTGATCCTGAAGATGCTCGCACTGCGAGTGATCCAGGGCCTCGGCGGCGGCGGGCAGCCGGCAGGCGCGAGTACCGAGACGGGCGGCGCAGGCGGCCTTCTCGGCATCGTCGGCGAAATCTTTGGCGGCGCTCGCGGCGGCAAGGGCAACACCGGCGGCTCGAGCGCGGACCCGCTGTTCGTGCAGATCATCAACGCCGGCCAGCTTGGCAGCAGCGGCAACAAAGCGGTCACCGACGCGATCGGCGCGCTGGGTACGCAGCAGCAGGCGGCCAAGACGGAAGAGCAGGCGCAGCAGGCCGGGTTCTTCAGCACGCTCATTTCCGGCATCGGCAAGTCGGTGTCGAACGCTTTCACCGCAGTGAGCGGTGTGTTCACCGACGGCTGGGGCGCGGTGACGCGCGGCCTCGGGCAACTCGGCACGTCGATCGGTACCGGGCTGTCCACGCTCGCGACCGGCTTGGGCGGCGCGATCCAGGGCATCCTCGGTCTGTTCGGCGGCGGGGGCGGGGACACCACGAGTCAGGTGCTCGGGCTCGTCGGTGGGATCCTCGGCGTCGCCGGCGGACTCCAGACCGGCGGCTCGCTCGGCGCGTCCGACCTCGGCAAGACGTTCCTCGTCGGCGAGGCGGGGCCCGAGCTCTTCGTCCCGAAGCAGACCGGCACCGTCGTTCCGAACGAGGCGCTCGCCGCGATGTCGCCCGGCGCGGCGCCGCAGGTGAACGTGCAAGTGGTGAACGTCGACGACCCCATGACCGTGCCGAACGCGATGTCCACGCGCCAGGGCGAGCAGGTGGTCCTGAACATCATCCAGCGGAACAGCGGCAAGCTGCGCCAGATCATCGGATAGGAGAACCCCTTGGCCTTCGTAATCTCTGCGGGCGCTGCGGCGCCGGGCGGCTATGTGATCCCGACGGGCCACACCGTCGCTGCCGTCGGCAATCAGGAGTTGTTCTTTCGCGTGCGACGCTACCTCACGGGCAACCCGGAGATCGCGACGAACGTCGTAGTCGGCACGCACACGAACGTCCTCGAGCAGATCGACACGCACAAGAACCTCGCGCTGACGACGGGAACGTACTCGCTCCGCCACAACGGCGGCGACGTGTTCACCCTCTCGCACAGCACGGCCGGCGTGCTCGATGCGGCGATCGCCGCCGCGGCGGGGGTATCGACCGACTACAACTTCAACGGCCAGCAGACGCACGGCGTCGCGTTCCGAATCAACCGCACGAACAACTCGGACCCGCCGCTTGCGACGACGGAAGGCTGGGACTTCACGCTCGCGGCCAACGGGCTCCCGACGAACGATCGCTGGTTCGCCGAGTTCGAGGCGAGCACGACCAACCTCGCCAAGACGGCCGTCAACCTGCGCGGCCGGCGGGTGTCGGGCTCAAGCGATCCGACGGACTACTTCTACGTCCGCTTCAACATCGACAACACGTCGGGCACTCTCGTGCTTCGCGGATTCGAGAACGCGGCAGGCACCGGCAACGTGTCGACGCTGGTCTACATGGCCGTCGGCACGGGCTCGAGCATCTCCTACTGGCTCGTCGCGAGCCACCGTCACTTCTGCTTGGTCGGGCGTGTGTCGGGTGACTACCACCAGATGTGGGGCGGGTTCATCGACGTGTTCGCCACGAAGCAGCAGTATCCGTACCCCCTCATGGTCGCGGGCGACACCACGACGTTCAACACCGCGCCCAACTCGACGGTCGAAGACCACATGGCGCCGTGGATGAACGGAGCGGGATCCTCGTTCTTTCGCAGTCCCGAGGGCGTGTGGAAGGAAGTCTTCGGGCGCGGTGTGCAGAGCGGCACGGGCTTCGCCTCGGGCGATCTTCAGACGAGCTCCCCGAGTGCCAACGACTCGTGCTTCTGGCCGTGGGCCTCACCGGGGCAAACGGTGCAGGGTGTCATCTATGGCGCGCAGGGCCGAGGCGTGGGCACGAACATCTACCTCGGCGGCGCTCTCTTCATCACTCCGATGCGAGGTGCTCCGTCCACGGAGCGTTATGCGCTGCCGTGCATGGTGATCCAGGGCGAAACAAACCGTCACCCCATCATGGGCGAAGTCGCCAGTGTGTTCTGCACGAATGGGCTCGCGCAGCCGGGCGTCCCGCTCGAGGAAATTTTCACCGTCGGCAGCGACCCGTACATCATGTTCCCCAACATCTCGCGCCAGCAGGAACAGAACTTCTGGTCGCTCAAGCTGGTCTAGGAGATCCCCATGGCCTTCACCACGATGGTCAACCCCACCTTCAGCGACTATCGCACCGCGCTTCGCAACGCGCTGACGGGTGTCGGCTTCACCGAAACGGCGCTCTCGGGCGCGGACGAGTTCGGGTACACCCTTGCTGCTACGGGGCACAACTTCGCGATCAAGATGACCGCGAACATCATTCAGGCTCTTCCGTTCAGCGGCGCGGTGGCCGGCGGGTCCGCATGGACCGCCCAGTCCGGCACGGTCACCAGCCCCACGACCGCAGGCAATCAGGTGCGGCAGAATCCGCTTGCCGCGAACATGACGAACTACTGGATCTTTTCCCGCATCGTCAGCGCGGGCACCGTCGTGTATGTTCACGCGGTGTGCGAAGTTACCCCCGGCGTCTTCTCGCACTTCATGGTCGGGGTGATGGACAAGTCGGGGGCCTACGCGGGCGGCGCATACTGTCAGGCGACGTTCGTCAGCGACACGACCACGGATCGCGCGCGTTCGGAGAACGCGATGCCTTTCCAGTGCGGTCAGGTGAGCACGCAGCGCTCCACCTACGTGTCTATGATCGGCAGCACGCTCACGTCGTCCGATGCCGGCGCGAAGTCGAACGTCGAGAATTATCTCAAGAGCGCGAACGGCGACATGCACGTCGGCTGGACGCCGATCTCGTTCGGGAACGGTGAGGACTCGATCACCATCGACCTTTTCACGATGGGCGTCAACACTCAGAACGGACTCACGCCGCTGATCCCGATCTACTCAAAGATCCCGATCGGGACGACGCACTTCAACTTCCTCGGCAGCGTACACGACGCGCGCTGGGTGAACATGCAGTATTTCGTCGGCGGCAACACCCTCACGCTCGGCAGCGACACGTGGCACCTGTTTCCGTTGTGGGTGAAAGGCACCTCCATGTTCCTGACGCCGGGTGCATCGTTCGGCGAAGACATCACCAGCACGGGCTGGTTCGGGCTGGCGTACAAGCAGATCCCCTAACATGCTGATTCAGAGCACCTTCCTTGCAGGGTTTGCGACGCCGACAGCGTTGACGGCCCTCAACATGCTTCCCGGCGCCACGACCGGCTACCTCGAGCCGACGGATCCGTTCGAGGCCGCAGCAGGCGCGGGCGCGCAGAATCCGCAGCCGCCGGTGCTGACGAGCTCGGGCGCGACGTTGATCGACACGTTCGCCGACGACTTCTACGGCCGCGTCCACCTCGTGCGCAGCCGCGTGATCGTCGGCGGTGAGACGATCGACGACCTCATGTCCGACTGGGAGCGCGTGCTCGACCTCGGGAACATCACCGAAGCGCAGACGTTCGACTTCCTCGTCACGAACTTCGTACGCACCGCGTCGCGTAACGTCACCGACCACAACATCACGAACCCGGACGGCCTGAGCATCACGCCGGCGTCGTTCCCCTACGTGTTGAATCCGTGGGACGACCAGCTTTTCACGCTGAACGTCGATCTCGACGGCCCGCCGAAGATTGACGCCCAACTGTCGTGGGTGCTCACCGGCGGCCAGACCGATCTGCTGTTCGACATCCTCGGCGACCGAACGGTGATCTTCCCGTTCCGACCGCAGGTGCCGCTCGTCGAGGAGCTCCGGTACAAGACGGACGTGCTCGTGTCGCGCAGCGGCATCGAGCAGCGAGCGTCCGCGTGGGTGACCCCGCGTGTCGTCTACGGCATGGACTACATGACCTCCGGCCCGGAGCGCACCGCGCTGATCAATCGCATGTTCGGGTGGCACGCGCTGTTCGCCGTCCCCATGTGGCACGAGGCGCAGCGAATCAACAGCGCGCTCTCGATCGGCGCCTCGAGCATCTCGATCAACTCGGCCGCAGTGGACTTCCGCGACTTCGGCGACTCGAAGCTCGGCATTCTGTGGCGTGCGTGGAACGACTTCGAGGTGATCACGATCCTGAGCCGCACCGACGCGACGCTCACGCTCGAGCGACCGCTCGAGCAGGCGCACCCGCTCGGGACGCTGATCATGCCGCTGCGTTTCGCCTACCTCTCCGACGAGATGCAGGCACCGCGGTACCGCGTCGGCCCGCAGCGGTTCCGCGCGGAGTGGCACAGCGTGGACGGGAAGCCGCAGGCCCGCCTCGCGGCCGCGACGCCGCTCGAGACGACGACCTACCAGGGTTTGACGGTCGTGCTCGGCTTCAACTACGTGACCGGCGCGCTGGCCGAAGAGTTCATCCAGGGCAAAGAGCAGGTGGACGGCGACGGCGGCGGGTTCATCATGTACGGGAACCGCTTCGCGCCCGAGAACCGCACCACGAAGACGTTCATCGTCAACACCCTCGCCGAGAAGTGGGCGCTGCACGCGCTACTGCACCGCTTCCAGGGGCGTCGCGTGTCGTTCTGGCTCCCGACCTTCGGCGCGGACCTCGAGCTCATCGACCCACTCGGCAGTGCGAGCACGGGCTTCACCGCCCGTCTCACCGACTACGCCCGGTTCGTCGACCAGCAGAGCCCGCGCCGGGACATCATCGTGTTCCGCCGCAGCACCTCGACGCCGCTGATCCGTCGGATCATCGCGAGCGCGGACGTGGGCAACAACGAAGAGGACTTCACGGTCGACTCCGCGTGGGGCGTGGACGTGCCGCTCAGCGACGTGCTGCGCGTGTCGTTCCTGCACCGCGTACGCTTCGACTCTGACGTGCTCACCATCGAGCACGAACAGTCCCAGGCCGACGCGGTGCTCGAAGTGCCGATCGTCGAGGTGATCGAATGACCTACCTAGCGCAAGAGCAGAGTCAGTCCGCCGGCGAGGTCGTCGAGCTCTACGAGTTCACGACCGCGGCCGGTCGCACGCTGCTGACCTCGGCCGACCAGCCCGTGTTCTACAACGCGGAGCGCTACGAGCCCGAGGTGCTCGGCCGATCGCAGGTGATTCAGGAGAGCCTCGAGACGAACGGGCAGACGCTCGCGCTGCGTCTTCGGCGCGACCATCCGCTGGCGATCCGGTACATCGTGACCGTCCCGGCGCTGCTCGACAACGTTCGGATCTTCCGCGGACAGGTGAACGACACGGGCGTCACCGTCGACACGGACGGCACGCTCAACCTGCCTGCGGCGGCGGTGATCACCTACTTCCGTGGCACCGTGGCGACCGTCGCGTTCGAGGGCAGCAGCGCGGAGCTCCGCGTCCGCGGCCGCAACGACGTGCTCGACCGCAACCTGCCGAAGCGCACGTACCGCAACCTCTGCAACCACGTGCTCTACGACGCCGGCTGTCAGGTGAACCCCGCGAGCTTCCAGTACACCGTGACGATCACAGCGATCAACGGGAAGGTGCTGACCGTTTCCGGGATCCCGGACATTGCGGGCCCGGTCGACGCTGCGTTCTTCGACGGTGGGATCCTGCTCCAGTCCCTCACCGGCGACGCGCGAATGATTCAGGTGCTCACGCGCACCGGCGGCGGCAACGGAACCATTCAGGTGATCATCCCCTTCGAGAGCGTGACGCTCGGCGGAACGCTCCTCCTGCGCGCGGGCTGCAATCACTCGCTCCCGACGTGCATCGCCAAGTTCGCCAACGGCCGACGGTACGGCGGCTTCCCGACCGTGCCGACCAAGAACCCCTTCATCTCGCGAATTGCCTAGCGGAGGTGCGCCACGTGCGCCGTCGACCCCCAGACTATGTGACACTGATCCTGCTTCTGCTGTCTGTCGCGCTGACTGTGATCAGCGCGATCTTGCAGCCGAAGCCGGATATCGAGGACGCGCGGCCGGCGGGGCTGGGCGACTTCAACTTCCCGACGGCCACCGAGGGCCGTGCGATTCCGATCGTATGGGGAAGCGTGAAGGTCGCGGGCCCGAACGTCGTCTGGTATGGCGACCTCCTCGTGTCACCCATCAAAGAGAAGATCGACGGCGGCATTTTCGGCGGCACGACCCGTTTCACCGTCGGATATCGCTACTACATCGGCCTCCAGCTTGCGATCTGCCACGGCGTGGTGGACGAGCTCTACCGCATCGAGATCAGCGAGCAGCAGGTATTCCCTCTCGACGCGCAGGTGCCCCTCACCGCGACCACGCAGCCGGTCCTGATCAACAAGCCGAACATCTTCGGTGGCGACAGTGAGCGCGGCGGCATCGTCGGCGAGTTCGAGTGGTACACGGGCACGACCAGCATCGCGAACGGCGACATGTCGCAGTACCTCGCCGACGTGCTAGGTGGCGGCTCGCTCGACAACATCCCGGCGTTCCTGAGCACGACGTACCTCGTGTGGCGCGGTCCGACCAGCCGCCGCATCGTCAGCCAATTTGTCTCGCCGCCGACGCAGGCGTATCCGAACGGCCAGACGATCACCGTGTCGGAGCACAACGGCTACCTCGGGACGCAGACCACGCTCGAGCCGTGGGCGTTCTACGTGCGCCGCTTCCCGAACGAGCTCTCGCTCGGCGGCGGCCAGCACCGAATCGGCGACGACGCGAACCCGATGGCCGTGCTCTACGACATCATGACGAACACGGTGTGGGGCCTCGGAATCCCGTCGGCGGACATCGACGTGTCGAACTTCCAGGCTGCGGGCGCCACGCTCGCCAGCGAGGGCAACGGCTTCAGCCTCGTGTGGACCGACCAGCGCCCGGCGCGCGACTTGATCGCAGAGATCATGCGGCAGATCCACGGCTCGCTCACGCAGTCGGCCGGCGGACTCTACCGCGTGAAGCTGATCCGCACGCCCACCGGCGGCGAGCTCAGCGCGGCCTTCGCATTCGACACGACCAACGTGCTCGAGCTCGAGGAGTTCACGCGCGGCGCGTGGAACCAGACGTTCAACCACATTCAGGTGAACTATCAGGACCGCGACGACTCGTTCAAGGATACCAGCGCCGTCGAGCAGGATCTCGCGAACTACACGCTCCAGGGCAACCGCGAGGCCATCGCCGCGCAGGACTGGCCGGGCGTGAAGAACGCCGCGGTCGCGCGCATGATCGCGAAGCGGGAGCTACTGACCCGCTCGTTCCCGCTCGCGAAAGTGAAGTTGTCGGCGAACCGCGAGTGCGCGCACTTGCTGCCGGGTGACATCGCGAAGCTGACGTGGCCCGAGCTCGGGATCACCGACATGGTGATCCGCATACTGAGCCTCGACCTCGGCGAGCTCGGCGACGGGCGCGTCGACATCACGGCCATGGAAGACGCCTTCGGCCTCGGGTACGGCGGCTTCGCGGCCCCGCCCGCGACGGGCTGGGATCCGATCGACGTGGCCGCCACGGATGCGGGCGCCATCGTGTTCCCGATGCCGGGCGTGATCGCGCAGGCGCGCGCCGAGGATCAGTTGAACGACTCGCGCATCATGGCGCTCGTCCCGCGCTCGAGTGGGCCGGCGATCGGCGTGATCCCCAACTGGAACATCGGCAACCCGGCCACGGCGTGGGCGCCCTACTCGGGCACGACGGAGCCGAGCGCCGACGCCGCGACGGGCTTCTGTCCGACGGGCCAGTTGACGGCCGCGCTGCTCGCGCGACAGGGCGGATCCCCGATCGTCGCTAGCATCACGATCGACACGGTCACGGTCGACTTCGTCGAGAAGGTGCTGAAGGACTTCATCGGGCGCACGCCCGCGGAGCTCCGCGCCGGCCGCAACCTGATCATGATCGGCGGCGTGGGCGGCACGGACAACGCGGGCTACACCGACCTCGCGCGCGTGGAGTTCCTCGCGTTCGAGACGATCACCGACAACGGCAACGGCTCTTACACGTTGAATAACGTGTACCGCGGCCTCGGCGACACGGTGCCGTGGGATCACCCGGACAACTCGCTGGTCTACTTCCTCGACGCGGATCAGGCGTATCACCTGACCGACAATCGTACCATCTATCCGGGATGGTCGGGCAGCCATCCGGCCGGCTCGAACCTGAACACCGACACGCGCATTCAGGTGCAGACGCCGTTCTCGCTGTCGAGCCCCTCGACTGCGACGCAGCGCCGCGTGATCTACCGGGCGCAGGTGGACGCCACGATCGACGCCGCGACGCGCATCTGGATGCCGCTGCCGCCGTTCGATGTCGGGTTGCTCATGGATCCGTCGCCGGCCGCGCCGCCGACCACGTCGTATTTCTTCCCCGGCGACGCGACGCAGCCGGGATCACCGGCCACGGTCGCGGGTCTGACCGCGGCGCTCGACTGCCGCGTGACGTGGAAGAACCGCGGTCGGTTCTTCACCACGATCAAGCTGCCGGGCGACGCGACCGACACGATGAACGCGACGAACGAGCCGGGCGAGTACCCGCCGAGCGCGCCCGCGGCCTCGACGGCGTGGGACGTGCAGGTAGTCGTGACGGGCCACCAAGGCGGCACGACGGTGATCCACAGCACGTTCGTGTCGGCAAACACGGGTCTGTTCGACTTCACGCTTCCGGCGGTGAACACGCAGAACAGCGGCCTCGTGTCGATCAAGCTGCGCTTCCGTCGCACCGACGGCGCGGGCGTCGATACGATCTTCTCCCGTACGGCCTACACGATCTGGTTCCAGCGGATCTAGTATGCGTGACATCATCGCCGTCGGCGGGCCCGGTCGCTCGGGCACGTCGATGGTCGCAGCCGTGTTGCAGGCGATGGGCGTGCCCATGTGCGACGCGCTATTCGCCCCCGTGCCCGGCGGCCACGTGCAGTACGAGGACAGGGACTTCGCGATGAAGTCCATGACCGCGGCCATGCAGCACCGGATGCTCTCGAGGGAGTACATCCGGCGCTGGATGCTGCTGCGCGAGCAGGCGTACCGCGAGCTCGCCGAGTCGTACGACGTTGCGGGCGCGTGGGGCGTGAAGGCCCCGCCGCTCACGTTGTTCCGCCGCGAGTTCGACGAAGTCGCCCGCGAGCTCGGGCACCGCGTCCTCTGGATCACGTGTCACCGCCCGGTGCGCGACAGCATGAACGCGCAGAAGCGGTGGGCCGATCGGTGGATGAAGCGCACCGCGAAGGCGCGCGTCGCCACCGAGATCAACGTGTTAGTCGACCGCCGGATCCGCGACGCGATCCCAATGCGGGACGTGGCGTGTCATGTCGAGTTCAACACGTGGCACCGCGACCCCGTCGGGCTCGCGACGCTTCTCTGCGACTCCCTCGGGCTGTCGCACAACCGGATCGCCGCGGGCGCCGCGGCGGTCACAACCCCACGGAGTACATGATGGCGACCTACGGCCGAGAGAGCGAGCACCAGCTTCGGAGCGTCGACCCGCTGCTACAGCGGACGATGCGCGTCGTGGTGAAGACGTACGACAACAAGATCCTGAAGGGCCACCGCGGGCAGGAGGAGCAGCACGCCGCGTTCGTCGCGAAGCGCTCGAAGCTCGACTGGCCCAACGGCAACCACAACGCCTACCCGTCGCAGGCCGTGGACGCGGCGCCGTACCCGGTCGACTTCGGCGACGGCCCGCTCGTCGTGAACGGCAAGCTCGATCGAGCGAAGCTGAACGCGCTGCTGCGCTTCTACCACTTCGCCGGCTTCGTGCAGGGCGTGGCCGAGCAACTCGGCGATCCGCTGCGCTGGGGCGGCGACTGGGACAGCGATCGCGATCTGTCCGACCAGACGTTCAACGACCTCGTTCACTTCGAGCGAATCAACAAGTAGGAGACTCCGATGAACATCAAGAAACTGATCGTCGCCCTCGTGGCCCTCGCGCTCTGCGCGTGCTCGACGCCGATCTTCTCGAGCCCCGAGGCCGACGAGGCGGCGCGTCGAATCGCGCTGCGCGGCGCGACGCTCGTGCTGCTGGACGGCAAGCCCGAGCTCGCGGCGGAAGTCGTGGCGGGTGTCGACAAGGTGCTCGCCGTCGAGCTCCCGGAGACGCTCGACCTCGCCGCGCTCGAGGCGCTGACGAAGGAAGTGCTCGACTGGGAGAAGCTCGACGAGGAAGAGAAGCTGCTCGCCTCCGACGTGCTCGAGCTCGTGCTCGCCGAGGCCAAGGCCCGCGGCGCGGAGATCCCGGCCGCGGAGATCCCCGAGCGCGTGAAGGCCGCGCTGCTCGTCGTGCGCGGCGCTGCCGCCGTGCGCGCGGCGCAGTAGCATGGGTGTGCTCCTCACGTCCATCCGCAACGGCGGCCTCGCCGCGGCGGCTGGCGGCCTAGCGGCCCAGGCGGCGACCGCCTTCTGCGTCGTGCAGGGCGGCCCGCTCGGCGCCGCTGCGGCGCAAGAGTGCGGCCAAGTGGCCGATGTCGTCGTGACGGGCGCCGTGTCGATCGTCGTCGGCCTCGGGGTCGGTGTCTTCACCGGCGTACGAGAGCTTCGGCGACGCATCAAGCCTGCTGGCGAGAGTTCAGGCCCGCCCTCCAGCTAGCAGGCGGGGCGGGTCGGCTCCAGGGGGTTTGAGTCGATCCGCCCCAACTAACACGAAGGCCCGGCATCCCGAAAGGGGTGCCGGGCCTTTCTGCGTTTCAGCCCTGGAATGCCGGCGGACCCGGCGGCCGCTCGTCCGTCACCTCCACGGCCTCGAGCTCGAGCTCGGCGGGGAAGAACCACGTGCGAAGGTCGTACGCGAACGTCACCGTCGAGAGCAGCCAGCCCGCCGCATAGCACGGCAGGAAGGGCACCGGGTGTTCGATGAACCATGCGATCGCCCAGAGCAACCCGCCCCACGCCGCGCCGAACATCGGCCCGATGAACAGCCCGGTCACGAGGTAGCGAATCTGGAGCGCGACGGCCATCGACACGCTCGGCTGGACCCCGGTCACGACGTGCTGCGTCGCCATTACACGGCCCCCTTCACGAGCGCGACCTTCTGCATCGCTCGGTTGAACACCTCGATCTTCGCGTCCATGTCGGCCGGCACGCCGCCGGCGTTCCACGCGCGCCCGGTCGACTGGTCGACGTAGGGCACGCCCGGGTTGAACACGACCTTGTTGCCCTCGCTCGTCTGGATCGACTGGACTCCGAACGTCCAGAGCACGTTGCCCTGGCCGAGCGAGGCCATCTCCTGCCGCAGCGATCGCTGCGACACGCGCGAGCGCGGGCACTCGTCGGCGTGGACGCCGCCCGGCGCGCGGCCGCAGAGCTCGCAGTCGATGCGGGTTGCGCGGCCCATCAGATCCGCCCCGTCGCGCGCAGCGTCGCCACGAAGTCGTCGGCCGCCTGCTGAACGAGCGGGATGCCCTCGCCGGGCGTGAACGCGAAGTCCGGCTCGATCGTCTTCCACTCCGTCTCCGATTCGTGCGCGCCCGCCGAAGTCACCACGTCCTCGCGCGACGGCCGGTACAGCCGCACCAGCACGCCACCTGCCGTGCGCATCGCGGCCACTTCGTTGCGGAACCGCACGTCGCCGATCACGTACTTGCCGCCCGCCTCGAGCTTGCGGATCAGCAGGTTGACGTAGATGTCCGGGTCCGCCGCCCGCGCCTCGGTTGCGCGCAGGATCAACGCCTGCCGGCGCGTCATGTCGAGATCGGGCACGTACTCTTCCTTGTACGCGAACGAGCTCTCGTACCCGAGCGCACGCGCCGCCTCGTCGAAGTCCAGGGCCCCGCGGTCGAAACCGTACCGCTCGGCGCAGTCGTCCTTCAGCGGGGACGCGAAGCTCGCGAACGAGAACCCGTGCATGTCCCGGAGCCGTTCCGAGAACGTCGTCTTGCCGCCGCCAGCGACGGCGCACACACCCACGATGAACATACTACTCCTCCCGCTTCAGCGCATCGAAGACGCTTTCCTGTGTAGCGTCTTTCTGCCGAAGCACCCGCGCGACCCGTCGATCGGGCGTCCCTCGCCCGACGAGATGGTACACGAACACCTTGTCCGACTCCTGCCCCTGCCGTCGAACGCGGCCGTTCAACTGCTGGTAGAGCTCGAGATCCCAGATCGGCGCGAACCAGATCACGCAGTGACCGCCGCGCTGAAGGTTCAGGCCGTGGCCCGCGGCCGCGGGATGCACGAGCAGCACGTCGAGCTCGCCCGCGTTCCATGCGCGCTCGGCCTCGGCGCCCTCGCGCGCGGAGATCCCGCCGCCGATGATGGCGACGCGGAAGCCCTCGGCCCGCAGCGTCTTGACGATCTCCTCGCGCTCGCACAGGAACTCGTACGTCACGATGGCCGGCTTGCCGATCTCGTCGAGGAGCTCGGTCAGCGCGTTCAGCTTCTCGCGGTGAACGACCTTCCACTTCCGCTTGGACGGATCCGTGAACGGCGAAGTCTCGTAGACGATGCCGTTCACCAACTGCCGGATCTTCGTCAGCGCCGGGCCGTCGTTGATCAACTCGATGTCGTCGATCTCCGTCGCTGCCTCGTGCTCGAGCTCGGTGAGTGCGATGCCGATGCGCTGCTCGAGCGGGATCACCACGTCGTGGTACATGAACTCCGGCAGCTTGAGCCAGTCCTCGGCCCGCAGCACGGTGACACGCGGCGCGATCGCGGCCATGATCTTGTCGTGCGCGCCGTCCTTCAGCGTGAACTTCGGGAACTTGCGCGCGCCGCCGACCATCTCGTGGTCGAAATAACGCTTCTGGAAGTACGTGATGCGGTGGTCGAGCGCCGCGCCGCCATCGACCAGAAGCATCTGGCCGTGCAGCCCCATGACGCCGTTCGCCGCCGGCGTGCCAGTCATGGCAAGCCGTCGACCGAAGTCGCCGATGTAGCGCTTCACCGTCTTGGTGCGCACGCCCGTCGAGGTTTTGAACCGCGAGCTCTCGTCGACCACGAGCATGTCCGGGCGGCCCTTCCAGTCCTTCCACGGGCCCGCGCGCCACACCGTCTTCGGGCGCTTGTACTCGGTGACTTCGTCCTGCCGGCCGAACAACCACGACAGACGCTCGGGGTTGATCGTGTAGATGTCGGCGTCGCAATCGAGGTCCATGTGCGTCGTCAGGTGCCGGACCTTCAGGTGCTTGAACTCGTCCCAAATCCGCGCCTCTTCCGGCCACACGCCGTAGCACACCCGCAGCGGGGCGATCACGAGCAGCTTGCACACGTCGAGCTCGTTGCGCAGCCGCGTGAACGCGGTGAGCGAGATCGCCGTCTTCCCGAGGCCGGGATCCATGAATAGCGCGTGGAACGGGTCAGCCATCACCTCACCGACCGCGCGCTCCTGATAGCCGTGCAGCGTTAGTCCAGCCATCGGCGATAGAACTCCTGCACCTTCGTCGGGTGATCGAGCACGTGGACCGTGAAGCCGAGCTTAGCCAGCCAGCCGCATACGATCACCTGCCCCTTGCGAAGCGCACCGCCGGGCGCCTTGAGCTCGACGAGCGCGAAGCGGCCCTGCGGCGCGAGCAGCAGCCGATCGGGGAAGCCCGTGTAGAGCGTCTCGGACTTGATCACCCAGACGCCCCGGCGGCGCCCTTCCCGGACGAGTTCGTCTTCGACTGTGTATTCTCGCATCTGATCCTGAACAGCGCGCCCGAGAACGGGAGCGCGTAATACTTGGCCCGCGCTGCGCGGGCTGCATCTATGTCGGCACCGACGTGCTGACATACCTCCTCGAATGTGATGGAGCCCGTCTCGCGGGTGAACCACGTCCGCTCCTCGGCCCAGAGCCGGTAGCGTCGCTGCGCCTCGGCCAGCAATTCGGGATTGAACCGCCTGCCGGCCATGAGCTCCGCGATGGAGTCGACGCGCGCCGAGAGCCACTCGTGCTCTCGGCGCAGCGCCTCGTCCGCGTCGCGAAGCGTGTCGGTATAGAGCTCCACGACACCCATGCTAGTTGAGGACTTCCACCTTCTCGATGTAGTGGACCGAATCGAAGTTGATCAGCTTGATCAACTCCAGGGACGCTTGCCCCTGCGCGGTGACCGCGGCACTCGCGCGCAGAACCGCGACCGCGCCGCCCGCCGGCTGGATCACGTCTCCGTCGATCAACTCCACCTCGCCGCTCTTCCATCCGATCTCGAATCGTTTCATCTCAAGCCTCCCCGGGCGCCTGCCCGATCTTTCGGGGGAGAAAGATGCCCTTCATCTTCCGCCCGTCTTGACCCTCTTCTCTCGTCGCTTCCCAGCCGGTCGGGTTGTAGAAGCCCCACACACGTTGTCGGCGCCAGTGCCAGAAGATCGTGTGAACGGGGCCCTCGGCGATCCGAACCCGGTGCGCGTCCGTAGCGCTGCGCCGACTCACCACGTCGCCCGGCCCATACGTGGCGGTGCGAAAGGCGTGGAGCTTGCCATCGGACGCCGGCGTCGCGCGCGTCTCTTCGTAGCGACCGCGCAGAATGATCCGGCCCCAGTCCCACGGATGATCGTGCAACGGATCCGGGTCGTCCATGTGGAACACGTGGTAGAAGACCTTGAAGCCGAGCAGCGAGAAGATGTAGAAGCGCTCGAGGTAGTCCTCGCCGTTGCGCCGCACCATCTTCGCCGAGCTCCGTTCGTGCATCCACCGTCGGATGTATTGAATCACGCGCGCTTCCCTCCGTGCCGGTGCCCGCGTGTCGCGTTGAACGCGAGTTTGGCGACTACCGCCTGCCCGAGCCGCAATCGACGAAACGCCGCGTAGTCGAGGCAGCGTATCACCGCGTCGGCGAGCTCTTCCTCTTCGGAGGTAAACTCCGGGATGTGCTCCGACTCCGCGGGCACTCGTGCGCGCACCGCCTCGGTGAGCTCGGCGAGCTCGGTCACGATCAGCATGTGCATCGCGAGAAGATGGTGTGTGTTCTTGGGGTCGCGGTCCTCGAAGAACCCTCGCTCGATGTTGCCAGCGTGAACGTGCTCGGAGAGCCAGTCGAGCCCTCGTGCCGCGTTGAACAGATCGCGCTCGCGCGCCTCTTCTCGGTCTGTCATTTCCCGTACCTCCGGCGCCGCCAGCCATCGACGGCAATGGGGAAGCCCTCGGCCCACTCGGGCTGTTGGGCGAGCAGCCCCTTGAACTCGGCGAGGTCGCCTTCGCCCTCGCGGATTTCGGACACGACTTCGTCGTGAACGGTGAGCACGATCGGATAGCCGCCGGCCTCCGCGCGCAGCATCGCGTCGCGCATGATGTCGCGGCAGAGGGCCTGCACGATGTTCTCGGTGAGCTTGCCGCCGTACGTCGAGGTGCGCGTCCAGAGGCCCGGCTTGTAGGTCGCGTAGCCGGTGAACGTGATCTTCATCCGCCCGAAGTCGGCGTCCCACTCGAGTTGCGGACGGAAGTACGAAAGCAGCCGCCCGCTCGGGAGTCGGCAGTGCAGGAAGCCGCCGCGCACCGCCCACTTGATTCGGCCGTCCGCCATTTCGACGGGCGCGGCCTTCGAGCCCCGCGTGATCGCAAGCTGCGCGCAGCGCTCGGCCTCGTACCAGAACTCTTTTACCTGCCAGTGCTCGTTGCGATAGCCGTACACGATCGTCTCGGCCTGCTGCGACGTGATGTCGATGCCCATGCCACCGGCGTATGCGACCAGCTTCGGCGGGCCCATCTGGTAGCCGCACCCGAGGATCGGCACTTTGCCCCACACCTGCCGCTCGAACTCGTCGGACTTGTATACGGTGCGTCCGACGAACTTCGACGCTTCCCAGGTGTAAATGTCCTGGCCCGGCCACGCGCCCGAGTCGATCTGGCGGAACGCCTCGAGTCCGCCTTCGTCGCCGGCGATCCAGAACGTGCCGCGCGCCTCGATCGCGGAGTAGTCGGCCGCCACGAGCTCGTGACCCGGCGCCGCGGTGATCGCGCCACGCAGGATGCGCGAGAGCAGCACCATCAGGTTCTCGGCGCCGTACATCATCGCCATGTCGTCGTAGCCGTAGAGCTTGAGATCGTCGCAGATCCGCTCCATCTCTTTCGGCTTCGGGCAGTTGCGCGGGAAGTTTTGCGGCTGAATCCCGAGGCCGCCCCAGCGGCCCGTCGTCGCCGCCCAATAGCGGAGGATCTCGCGCACGCGGTCGTCGGCGGACAGCCGGTTCATCATCGCGGCGTATTTCTTCGTGCTCGTCTTGTTGACGCCGATCCAAATCTCGATCGCCTGCGCGACGTGCGGCGGCAGACCAGCGCCCGAAAGGATCCCGCGCAGGTGCTCCGCGCCGATCGTCTCTTTCTCGACCATCGACTCTTCGCCCTCGTCGTCGATCTCTTTGACGAGCTTGGTCGGGATCGTGATGCCTTCGCCACGCAGCCATTCCTTGAACGCGCCGCGCTTCGTCGTCTTGTCGACTTCGTCGCGCGTGATGGCTTTGAGTCGCGCCTGTGCTTCGGCCTCGGCCGCCGCGCCGACCTCGAGCGCTTTCTCGACGAGAGGCCGGTCGAGGTGCAGTCCGCGCAGGTTGATCGTCTGGTCGAGCCGCCACACCTCGAGCTCGCGGTCCTTGAGCGGACGCAGCGCGTTCGACACCGCGCGTTCGGCGCGCACGTCCTGCGCGCAGTAGCGGAACACTCGTAGCAGATCGCGCCGGCTCTGGTGCCACTGCGAGTCGGGGTCGCGCTTCGTCGGGCGCCGCGGCGTGCTGAGTTTCTTCATCAGCCGGTGGCCGTCCATGTCCTTCTGCTCCGAGCAGTTGAGGTCCATGGCGACGTGCTCGAGCTTGCGGCGCATAGCGAACGACGCGGCGATCGCCGCGGAACACTGCCACTGCTCGTGCTCGACGGCGGGGAACCCGTAGCGCGGGACCATGATCGCGTCCCAGATGTTGCGCTCGAAGAATGCGTTGTGCGCCTCAACTGTCTCGCCGAGGAGGATCCGCTCCCAGAGCTCCGTCGGGTCCGGCGAGCGAGCGATGTCGTGGCGCGGCCGGCGGTCGGCGCGCTTCACCACCTGCAACGGCGAGAGATCCTCGAAGCCCGGCGTCCACAGCCAAACGCGCGGGTCGTCGTCCCACGTCCAGCAGAGGCAGAGGATGTCCGTGCTCGCGTCGCGGGCATAACGGTAGGTTCCCACCTGCCGAAGTTCCGCGGCCGAGCGCGTCTCGAAGTCCATGAAGATCACGGCCGGCAGCACCCGTCGCAGCCGTGCCGGTACTCGGCGGCCTTGAGGTCGTCGGGGTCGGGGTGACCGACGCCGTGGGGGCACGTGCGCTCCATCAACTGCGCGTCGTCACGCCACAGTTGCGGCCACGCGCGCATGTGATGGTTGCTGCGGTTGTGCAACGTGCAGTGCTGCTCGGCGCACTCCGAGCTCGGGTGCCCGAGCACGCGCTGCGGGCTGTGCTCGAGGGAGGCAAGCTCGAACGCGCGCAGCGAGCTACCCTCTCCGAGTTCGACCCTTTCGCGCGGCGCGCAGTCGAAGTGCGCCGGCTTCGTCGGCATCACGGGATGGTTCGGGAACGTCAGCGACAGCGGCGCGAGCTTGCGCGGCGGGGCATACTCGGGCACGTCGCCGTTCTGCTCGCGCTTCCGCTTCTCGTACCCCACGGCGAGACGCCGGTAGAACTCGTCCGCCGCGTCCATCAGGGCGCCGCGCACCCGCGCGATCGTGTGATAGCTGGGTTCGGCGCGGAAGTAGTACCCGGCGAGCCGAGACACCACGTAGTTCAGATCACCCTCGGACAAGCCGAGCTTGGCGAGAGCGGCTTGAACCGCCTCGATACGCGCGTCGAGCGCGGCGCGGCGTGCCTGAGAGATGTACGGCATCAGTCGATCACCGGCTCGAGCTCGAGCAGCCGGCGCACGCGCGCGAGGCCGTTCGGGTCGTTCACGTAGTCGCCAAGCACGGCGTTCACGACGTGAACGGCCTGCTCCAGCGTCGGCACGCGGAAGCTGATCGCCTCCCGCACCATGGGGTGCTCGTGCAGATTGTTCTCCGGCTCGATCGCGACGACGAGCGGCACGCGGTGCCCGAAGCACCACGCCATCTCCATCACCGTACCGATCGACACGGACGTGGCGCCCAGCAGGTTCGCGAGCACCATGTCCGCATGCGTGCAGTCATAGTAGTCGCGCGACATGATGCCACGCGAGCTCGACAACACCTTCACCATCGGGTGCTCCACCTGATAGTCGGAGTTCGCCGCGTCGGGGATCGTGCCGAGCTCGGCGAGATAGTCCTTTGCGCGCATCGGCGACAGCCCGAGGATGCCGGGAGCGAACGCGCGGCGCACGCCTTCCCGCCACTCCGTGCAGCCGTTGTACGAGACGCCCGATATCGGGCCCGCGAGGTAGACCGTCTTCATGACTGCTCCACTACCGTCGGCTTGAACAGCGTTGACGGCTCCGCGACCCCGTTCTCGAACCGCTTCAGCGCGAGCAACTCCCGCACCGGGTCCGAGCCGAGGATCGACTGAAGGGCGACCCGCGTCGTCACGTCGAGCGGCCCGTGATCCGTGACCGACACGACCACGTGCTCGTGATATAGCTCGCCGCTCTTCGACGGCCAGCGATCCGAGATGGTCAGACCGAAGAGCTCGGCGGCGCGCGGGAACACTCGCTCGAATTGCGCGTAGCCCTCCGGGCCGTCGAGGTCGATCAGCAGGGTAAAATCGTCCGGCTCGACGACGGTCAGGCCGGCGCTCTGCGCCTTGCGTTTGTCGGCGTCGAGCCGCTCGGGCGTCAGCGCCCGAGTGAAATCGCTGGAGGAGTCGATGTCGGTCATGCCTTCTCCCCTTGGATCACCCGCGCAAAGTGCGCGAGGAATACGGGCGTCTCTTCGCTGATCGCGGCGTCGAAGTGCCGCATGTAAGTGAGGAGCTCGCCCAGGTTCAGGAACCCCGCGTCCTTCGCGTCCTGTGGCGTCAGCAGCGCAACGGTCGTGAGCACGACTCGGTTGATGAAGATGCCTTCGATGCGATGGCCGGTGATCCCCTGCACGGCGCCTTGCCCGACGAACGGGATCGCCGGGCCCTGGTTCGACAACGCCGGCATCGGGATCGCGCGGCACCGGCCGGTGTAGAACAGCGGCCAGAGATCGTCGTGGGCGAACAGGATCATCGTGGCTCCGCGGTGAAAGATGCCCCGGCCGGGGGCGTAGTCGCTAGGAGGGGGTTTCGACGTTGCCCACTCCGGCCGGGGTTCACGAATCAAGGGGCCCGTTAGGTCGCCTCGGGAGACAACCGCCTTCCCCCGCGCACGGGCCAACACGCGGTCGTAAGGGTCTACTCGAGTCCGTCCAGATCGTCGGGCGCGATGTCGGCCTCCGGGATCGCGTCGAACGAATCGGCGGTCACCTTGCCGGAGAACGTCTCGTCGTGCCGGATGAATTGCAACGCGCGAAGACCGAGGCTCACGCCCACGTTCCCCGTCTCGTTGTAATCGAACGGGCTCACGCTCGCCCGCACCCAGCAGCCCGGGTAGAACAGCTTCTCGATGTCGTCACCCGAAATCTCGTTCTTCTGGGCGTCGATCAGGAGAGGCATGCGGATCGACGTGGTGCGCACGAAGATGTTGCCCTCGTAGCCGTCCCACTTCTCGTCGTCGCCGTCCTTGAACGGCAGCCGGAGCTTGGGGCGCTTGTCGGACTTCGGCCACGTGTCGGCCACGAACCGATCCACCACACCGCGAAGCTCGGTGAGGTCGTGCTTGCTCACGTCCTTCCACGGCGAGACGGGCTTTCCGTCTGCGCGCACGCCCGTGACGAGCTCGGGCTTGGGGAACAGAAGGGTGGCGCTGAACTTCGCCTTGTCGCCCTTCTTGTACTCGCGAGCCTTCGCCAACGTGGGAAAGCTGAGCCGCGCGTACTTCGTCAGGATCGTCTCTCGATCACCTGCCATGGTTACCTCCTGGCATTGTCAGCGGCGATGCCGCCTGACACCTTCTCTCTGCACGGTCCAGTGTCGGCGAACATCGGCCCGAATACCTCGCGAATCTTCGCGGATTCGGCGACCGGCATCGCGACACGGGTTTCCCCGCAGAAACGTCGCTTGCACTTGACGCTGCGCCGACGGCGGCCGACGCTCTTGACCCAGATGTGGCGCATCAGACCTTGATCACCTCGCCGTCGGAGAGGAGCTCGGTCAGGAGCTCGACGGGCGCCGGCGAGCTCTCGAGCACGAGCAGAAGTCCGCCCGCGGCCATGAGCGCGCTGCTCAACAGCACCGTCACGAGCTCGGCGCCCTGCGTGCGCTCCTCGTCGGTGGGCTCGTAGTCCTCGCCGCCGGGCAGCAGCACGCCGGCGAAGATGGCGAGCTTCATGCGGTCCAGATTGGTCTGGATCGTCGGGATCAGGCATGCCTGCGGATTCTTCTCGTCGGTCAGTGTCGCCGTGATCTTTTCGGCGTAGCCCACGACGACGTTCGCGATTCCCTGCACCTTCTCTCGGTCCATGGTCAGTCCTCCACCTTCGTGAACGCCTCGATCTGCGGCGTCACCTCGTCCCGCGAGTCCGAGTCCGGGGCCACGGTCGTTTCGCCCAGGGGTTTTATCGCGAACTTCGCGACCCACTCTTTGCCCGCTTTCGTCTTCTCGATCTGCGCAGGCGACTTGAGCTTGCGCGTGAAGATGTCGTCGACTTTCAGGCCGGCCATGTTTCGCAGCCGGCGCTCGACCTCGGCTTCGTCCTGCCACTTGCGGTGCGCCGACTTCCGCACGAGCTTGTAGCCGGGCACCTTCACGCCGCGCTCGAGCGCGGCGAGCAGCATCGTGTTCACCTGCTTGATTCGGAACTCGAGGATGTCGGACACCCGCTTCGCCTCGGCGAGCTCGCGGGGAGTGTAGACCCGCTGCGGCAGTGAATCCACCGACTCGACGACGCCGAGGTCCGGGTCCAGATCATCGGGAAACTGCGCGAGCGCGAGGTCGCTCAGCGCCGGGCACGTCGCCGCGACGGGGCAGAAGTAGTTCTCGCAGTGCCGACCGGGCACGAGCGGCGCGTTCGGATCCTTCGTGCGATCCGCGGCCGCAACCAGAATGCCCGCGAAGCTGAGCAGCGCGTCCACGTCGAACGTCCACGTCCGCACCGGCCCGTCGCTGTGCATGCCGCGCGGCTGCACGATCACGACCGTCACCTTCGACACGTCGTGCTCGCCGCCCACCGCGCGCAGCGCGCCGAGCGCGTAGTACATCATCTGGTCGTTCCAATCGGCCTCGACTTGGATGCCCTTGCCGTACTTGAAGTCGATCACGATCAACTCGCCATAGGGCTCGTAGATCGTGCAGTCCGCCGTGCCGAACATCTCCTCTTCGCGCCCCGGGATCGGGTACACGGTCTGCTCGTAGCTGATCTCGGCGTTCGGGAACTTCGTGCGATACTTGGCGACGGTGTCGATGTAGAGTTGGACCCCGTCGACCATCTCGTCGCCGATCTCGAACCATTCGCCCGGCAGACTCGCGTCGATGGCGTCCGCGATCACCCCGAAATCGGAGATGTACTGGCCCTGGTACTCCATCGGATCGTGGCCCTTGACGAGACAGAGCTCGCCGAGGTAGTGCGCCGACGTGCCCTCGGACGCATAACGCGACGAACCCTTGCGCGCCCAGTCGGGCAGGTTGGCGATCTCTCGCACGGACCCGGGACAGGCGATCCAGCGACCGGAGCTCGAGGCCCCGAGGACGGCGTGAACGGAGGAAGGCATGATGCTCCTAGCTCGGCCGCGCCTGAATCGCGGCGAAGATCAGTCCGACGTTCGCGACCGCGTACGCCCCGTACGTGAGGCACCACGGCCAGTTGCTCTGGAGGGCGTAGCCGACAGCCGCGCCGAGATACAGCAGCCCGCACGCGGCGGGGAAGAGCTCGACCCACGTCATTCGCTGAAGTCCGTCGTGCGGATCGTGAGCCGCTGGTACTGGTCCGCTTGCAGCGCGAGCGGGATCAGCCACTTGAGATTGGGGATCACCTTGTCGGGCAGTGCGTCGACCGCCCAGCACTGCACGCGCTCGTCGGTCGCGGTGACGCAGTGTGCGATCCGCACGTCGAGCGCGACGTAGAACGTCACGCGGTAGCCTTTGCCGAAGAGGACCGCGAACGGATACCAGCGCGATGCCGGCACGCTCCAGCCCGTCTCCTCCTCGAACTCCCGCGCCATGGCCTCGCTCGGGTACTCGCCCGGCTCGATCTTGCCGCCGATGCCGTTCCACTGGCCGCGCTGCCACTCGGGCTTCGCCTTCTCGATCAGCGCGACCTCGGTGCGGTCGCGGTTGAACGCGAAGCCGCAGACGTACTCGGTCATGTTAGGCCCTCACAAGTATGGCCGGCGCCCGGGGAGCGATCCGGGCGCCGGCCGTTGCCCGCCGTCCGTCTACTTGCTGAAGTCCGCGAGCAGGGCCGCGAGTGCCTCTTCGGGCGCGTCGGACACGCTGTTCGCCCCGTGCTTGCGCAGCGTCGCCAGAGCCTCGTCCTTCGAGTGCGTCTGTCGGAAGGTGCGCAGAGCCTCGCGCACCTGATCGCGCGTGACCGCATCCGCCGCGGGCTCGGCCGGCGCTGCGGGCGCCGCCGACGCAGGCTCGGCCGGCGCTGCGGGCGTCGGAGGCGCGGGGGGCGCCTCGGGCGCGGCCGCGCGGGGCTTGCGCGTCGCTTTCTTGTCGGTCGCCGCGGGCGCTGCCGGTGCGGCGGGAGCGGTGACCGGAGCCTCCGCGGTCGTCGCGCCGGGGAGCGCCTCGATCTTGAACGACTTGGTGAACGCCTCGACCGCATCCGCGATGCGCTCGAGGTTCTCTTCGATCGTGAAATTCGTCTTGGCCGCCATCAGTCTTCGTCCTTTCGTTTGTAGCCGCGCGCTAGGCGGCCGTCGATCATCTTCCGGGTCCGTTCCCAGCCCAACTTCTGCATCACCTGCGCGAGCCGGCGCGCGTCCGTCGTGCTTGCCTGATCCAGATCCCGGCGCAGGCAGTCGTGAAAGACAGTGTCGGTTGAGAGGAAGTTTTCTCCCGCATATTTCTCGTTGAGGAACGTGTCGAGCTTGTCCTCCCACGGATCCCGCACCCGGCGAAGCTCCTGCTCGCGCTCGGCCGCCTCGCGCTCGGTCATGGGGAGGGCGATCTCGCCGCGCGCGCCGTAGTACCACGTGTGGTACGCCTCGGCCCATAGCTCTTCGCGCGGGACTTCGAGGTGGTCGCGGATCATGCCGACCCGCATCGGGAGGAACCGGCGGTTGCCCGTGATGTCGCGCAGGTACTCGGCGTCGTTCGTAGTCCCGATGAAAACGCACTGACGTGGAAAGGTGCGCGTCTCTTCCTCATACGGCAGACGCACCCGGTCCTCGGTCTTCGAGAGGAACGACTTGAGCACGTCCACGTCGGCTTTCTTCATCGACGCGAGCTCGTCGATCTCGATGATCCACTTGCCGCGCATCGCGCTGATCACGTCCTTCTCGTTGTAGCCGCCGATCGCGGGCAGGCCCTCGGCCGCCCACTGGCCGCCGAGGTGCTTGATCAACGAGCTCTTGTAGCCGCCCTGCGGGCCCTCGAGAATGATCATCGAGTCGAACTTGATCCCCGGCTGCATAGCACGCGCGACCGCGGACGTGAGCATCAGCTTCGACACGGCGCGGTTGTACTGCGTGTCCTCGAGATCGGAGCAGTTGATCAGCCACGTCTCGAGTCGCTTCGTTCCGTCCCATTCGCGAGTCGTCAGCCACTTCTGGAGCGGATGCTCGCGCTGCACGAGGCCGTCTTTTGCTCGCTTCATCGTCGCCTTCGCCGGGTCGCCCGACCACGGCAGCGTCATCCATCCCGGGTCGATCTTGTGGTTCTCGCGCGTGATCGCGAGCGCCACTAGTTCGGTCATTTGGTCGGTGTACTCGGCGCCGTCGTCGACCCACTCGAAGTGCTGCTTGAGCAGCCCGAGCTGGTCGCGTAGGTAGCGCTTGCCGCTGAACACGTCCTCCGTGATGCCGAGGCCGTAGTATTGGCAGGCGAGGATCACGTTCTGCGCGATCGTGTGCTTGACCTTGCCCTGCTTGTCGACCTCGAGCATCGGTCGCTCGCGGGACTCCGGCGTGCCCGCCGCGGGCAGCGGCTCGTTGAGCTCGTCGGGGAACTCTTTGTCGATCTCGTACGGGACGTGGCCTCCCGCTTCCGAGACGTACCAGAACAGCGTCTTCTCGGTGCGCGCGTCGCTGCGGTTGTCGCTCGCGTACTCCCAGAACGTGTCGATCGACTCGCGCGCGCTGGCATACTTCGGGTCGGCGGTCGACCATTTGCTGAACGCCTCGCGCCCTTCCTCCGATCCGTTGCAGGCGTAGTGGACGCTGAACATCAGGTTGCGCCACTTCTCGTAGTCCTGAAAGTCCGTCGGCTCGAGTTGCTCGAGGCACTGCTCGAGCACGTCGATGGCGATCTCCTCGCCGGGCGCGCGCTCGCGCTTCGGCAGGTTCGGCTTCGCGATCATCGCGAGCAGCGGTGCGGGGCACGCGGGCACCGGGCCCGTCTCGTGCTGCACCCAGCGGTAGTGGTTCCCGTTCGGGTGCTTCGAGCCCGGCGCAAGCACCTGCCGGCCGTACGATTTGAACTCGATCGCGCCGCCGAACACCTCCGTCGAGTTCCGCACGCGCGTCTCGTCGGGGATCGTGAGATAGACGTGGTAGCCGCCCGAGCCCGTCTCGACGATCGGGCACGCCGAGAGGTCGATGCCGAGCTCGAGCTCGAGATCCTCGAGCAGCGTCTTCGCGTTGCGCCCCTTCGCGTCTTTGTGCTTGGGGTCAACGTCGATCACGAGCTCCGTCTTGCGGAGCCGCACGCCGACGTTGCCGCCTTCCTTGATCCAGTCGATGATCTCGGACTTTTCGTACGGCTGAATCACCCAGCGGTTGTCGCGCGGGGCCTTGCCGACGAACAGGCCGTTCGCCTTCGCGTCCCATTTCTTGATCGGGATCAGATCGAAGCCGAGCTTGAGGCAAGGCTTCAACTGATCCTTGTCGACTACTCGCATCTAGCTCACCTTGATTCCCGCGGCGGTCAGCCGCTCGGCCCACTCGGTGCGGGCGGTTCGGATGCGCGCGTGGACGGATCCCACCGACCACGGACCCGGCGCCTCGGGGAAGCGCAACGGGAATTTCTCGGCGAGGCTCGCCATCGGCTCGCCCATGGCGTTGACCACGTACAGCTTCGCGTTCCAGCCGCCCTCGGTCAGGAACACATGCAGCAGGCGCGCGATGTCGAAGTACCGCGCGTTCGATTCGTCGAACCCGAATGGTCGCATCGACTTCTGGATCTCGCCCTTCGAGAGGGCGCGCATCCAGAACTTCCACGGCGCGCCGCACTTCCCGCACACCCACTCGTGGTTGCTGGTGCAGTGGCGGATACGCGCGTGGCACTTCGAGCAGCGCTTTGCGTAGACGCGGCCCACCGTGTCGATGTAGTTCAGCGCAGGCGCGCCGAACGATTCGCGTTGGTCATAGTAGAAGCGGATCCAGCCGTCGGCTGTCAAGCGCCTAACCTCGCCACGTGTCCTTGATCATGTGGACCAACTGCCGATAGCCGTTGGCGTGGACCAGCCCATGCGATTGCAGCCACGAGCTCGGCCCGTTGTTGTAGCCGTGCCGGTACACCGAGGACATGCCGACCATGTAGCCGCCCTGCCAGATGCCGGGCCCGTGGCCGTGTCCGACCATCGACCGCGTGCCGATCATCGACAGGTTGCGCAGCGAGCCGCGCGCGCCGTCGGGTCCGCGGTGCCCGTGCATCCCGAGTTCGACGCCGCCGATCTGGCACGGCTCGTCCGTGTTCAGGAAGCGGATGTTGTCGGGTAGCAGGTGATTCTGCCGGAGCGCGAGCTCGAGCGGGATCGGGAACGAGCCGTGCCCCTCGAAGTGCTCGAGCATCAGGTAGCTCAGTTGGTGGAACAGCTTCGCGTTCTGCGGCTCCGGGTGTGCGCGCTCGAGCCACTGCCCGAGGAAGTCGTCGTGGTTGGAGCGGACGACTAGCACCTCCTCGAACTCGGGGAGGTTCAGCAACCACTGCGCCACGCCCGCGAGCTCCTGCGCGATCGACCCCTCGCCCTTGCCCACGAGCGCCGCGCGCGTCAGCCGATTCGCGAGCTCGTGGTGGTTGACGTTGCGGTTATCCGCGAGGTCGTGCAGGAAAAGGCGACGGGGGCGAAGCGTTTCGTGAATCCCACCCTGACCGAATGTGGCGTTCATCACCGTCGGCGACACGAAGTGGGGCGCGTGTATGTCGCCCATCACCAGCGCCTCGGGCGGCGGGGCGGCCTCACCACCCTGCGCGGTGTAGCGCCGGTCGAGGTCCGTGAAACCCTCGCCGTCCCACGTCACTTCGCGGAGGTAGAAGCGGTTGCCGCGCACCTCCACGATCACGCCGCCGAGCGAGTGGTGGAAGTCCGCCATGTCGCCGGCCAGCGTCTCGCTGTAGTTCTTCTCGGTGATCGCGCCCGACGAGTACAGGATTTTCGGGAGCTTCGACTGTGGCGTGGCGACGGTGCGCATCGACAACTGCGGGTGGCCGAACACCGCGCTGCGGTCCTTCGTGCGCCCCGACAGCCGCGCGGGCAGCGGGTTGTGCGCGGTGGCCTGCGCCTTCGTCGTCATGATCGACAGCTTCTCGTGCGGTCGGAGCTCGTTCTCGAGCATGAAGTCGGCCAACGCCGGATCCCACCAGCGCTCACCCCGCGCGCGCTCCGTCTCGGAGCGGGTACGCGGATTGGTGTAGAGCACGGGGTTGATCACCAGCTTGCCGTCGCGCTCGCCGCACCACTTCTGGATGGCGGCGAGGAAGTCGCGGTTCGCGTAGCTCTCCTGCACGGCGCAGGTGACGAAGAAATCCTCGCTGCGCTCGAGGGCCTTCACGTCGCGCGTGGAGCGCTTGAAGCTGGAGGCGATCTTGTCGGCCGACGCCGGCCGCGAGGACGTGGCGACGCCGGTGGCGTAGAGATCGGGATAGCGGCGGCGGGCCCAGCGCTGAAACGCGGTGTGATCCGCGAACGGGAGCTTGTGCTCTTTGCGGAGGCGGCCTACGATGGTGCGGCTGCCTTCGGTCGTCTTGCCGCGCTGCCGCGCAACGAGCCAGAGGCGCACCGCTTCGGCGGCTTCGGGATGCTTCGAGAACCAGATGTCGAGAGTCAACGGAAACCTCCACGTGAGACGGACATCGGTGCCGCCGGCCACTGTGTCGGCTGGCACCACGAAAGATCGCCGCTAAAGTTCTGCTGTCACCCCGCCGAACAGTGGGGGCACCAACCGGAAGAGGAGTCCTTCGATGGCCGAGGCGATCATGTTCGAGCAGAGCCTATACGACCGGCAGGGCGAGCGCAACAGCCCGGCCTACACCCGCGAGCTCGAGGGCCGCGTCCGCTCCCTGGAGTCAGCGCTCGCCACCGCCCAGACCGAGGTGGCGCGCCTGTCGCGCTGCCCGCTCACTGGCGCCTTCGGGCGCGGCCGGCTGGACGATCTGCTCGGGCTGGCCCTCGCGCGCTCCGTACGGCGCAACAGCGGCGCTCCCACGCTAGCTCCCAAGGCTGCCGGCGTCCTGTTCATCGACGTGGACGGGCTGAAGCCGCTCAACGATCTGGACGGCCACCCCGCGGGGGACACGGCCCTGGCTGCGGTGGCGCGCGCCATCCACTCCTGCCTCCGCGCGCCCGACGTGCTGGTCCGCTACGGCGGCGACGAGTTCGTGGTGATCGTGGACGAGACAAGCCCGCTCGGGCTGCTCGCGCTCGGCGACCGCATCGCAGAGGCCGTCCGCACCACGTCACCCGTCACGGTGTCGATCGGCGGCGCCGCGCACGAGGTGGGAGAGACGGCCCCGGCGCTGATCGCGCGTGCCGACCGCGAGTGCTACCGCGCGAAGAGCTACGGCGGCGACCGCGCCGTCGGGCCCTTCCTGCACCGTGGGATCCAGCAGTGATCCCGCGCAACCTCGACAAGCTCTATCTCGCCCGCGCAGCACTCGAGGGCGATCTGAACCCCAACTTCGAGGCGCGGCTGCCGAAGCCGCGGACGCACAGGCCGACGCGACGCGAGACGCTCGCCGAGTATCTGCGCCGCGGCGGCACGGTCACGAAGGTGCCGGCGGGGTACGCCGACAGCCGACTGATCGTACTACAGGGAGGCGACTAACATGCCGACACGGCATCACCGACGCACGAAGGCCCGCCAGGAGCAGGCCGTCGAGCGACAGACGGCGCGCGACGCGCGCGGCGACGCGGGGCAGATCGCCCGGCTCGACAAGGGCGGCTTCCGCGCCGAGCGGGAGCGCAAGCGGATCGCGGCGCGCGCCGCGAAGGCGTAGAGTGCTCCGCGTTCTGCGCTGGTACATCGGGCGACGGGGCGAGCGGGCGCTGCCGTTCGGCTTCAAGCTGATCGACGGCGTGTGGCCCGCTGCGGCCCCGGTCCCGGGGCAGACGATCGTCTCCTCGCGCACCGCGGTGTTCTACTACCCGGACTCGCGCCGCGGCGCGCACGAGCGGCGGTCGATTCTCCGCACGTGGCCCGCCGGCGGCGATCACCACGTCGCGCTGCTCGGGAGGCCGCATGGCTCGCGGTAGCGACTGCCAGCACTGCGGCGGAAAGAACGACGGCGATTGCGTCATGTGCGGCGGCTCGGGCTGGAACCCGCCGGCGCGCGACCCGGATCGTCGCTGCGGCTGCTGCGGTCGGGCCCTTTGGTACGGCTCGCGCGGGCCGGTGTGGTACGCGCACCTGCTCGACGAGCACGACGACGACCCGCGCTGCGAGCCTTGCCTTCGCAGATCAAAGACACCCCCCGTTTCGCAACCGAGAACGCGGAGGCGTTCGATGGAGGACATCACCCTATGACCAACCGGGTCAAGGACGCGATCTACTTCGGCGTGGCGATGGTGCTGCTAGTTTTGGTGGCCTCAATCCAGACGCCGAGCGAACTGAAAGCGCAAAAATTTCGCCGGGGGTTTTTCTCCCGCATCGACTGGGGGCTGGTGCTCCTGATCCTTTGGCTCTTCACGATCTTCCACTGGGGGTACCTGATTTGGACCGCCTAGCCGAGTTCGGCACCGACGAGCGCGCCATGTACTTGCGCCGGCGCGCGATCCTCACCGCGACGGAGCTTCTGCGTCCGGGCCACGAAGATGTCGAGGATCTCGCGAGCGACATCGTGCTCGCTTTGCTGCGACAGGACCACAAGGCGCACGCAGAGGGCGCGAGCGTGCCGCCGAAGTACCTGCGGCGCACGTTCCGCTGGGTCGGCATCGACGCGCTGCGGCTGATCCGCCGTTCGCGTGACATGCGCGCACCGATCTTCGTCACCGACGGCGAACACGAGCGGCAGCACTTTCTCGTTGACCACGACACGCCCGAGGCGTTCGCAATCGCGGCCGAGGCTGTGCGCGATCGTCTCCCGCTCGAGGCCAAGCGGGCGAAGTGGCGCGAGAAGCGGCGGCGGTTCGTCGCGCGCCGACGAGCTCAGCAGGCCGCCGTTTGAGTACCCACTGCTATCGCTGCTCGCGGTGCGGCGCGCTCTCGCGCGTCTGGGACGGCCTGCTGCGATTCACCACGGCGGCGCAACCGCGTCCGGCGTGTCGGGACTTCGAGGCGTGCAAGGCGCGCGCTGCGAACCGGAAACCCCGCGTCGAGGTCTGGCTCGACGCAGACTTGTCGGCGCCCGCTGCCCCGGCGGAAGACGACTGGAGCGACCTACTATGACCATCGGACTTGGAATCGTCACGAACTTCGGCGCGCTGCTCGGCTGCGATCAGCAGGAGACGCAGGGCGGCAACAAAGACTACACCGACGACAAGCACCTCGAAGTGCGCGGCCTGCACGCGATCATCGCGGGCAGCAGCGCCGGCCGCTACTTCGCCGCGTCGGTGCTCGCTTCGGGCGGGATGCTCGGCGCGATGCACTATCCGGTCGGCGAGACTCCCTGGAGCGAGATCAGTGTGCGCGCGTTCAGTCGCGTGCTGCGCTCGTCGCTCGAAGAGTACGGGTGGCTGCCGGAGCTCAAGCCCGGGACGCCGCCGTACTGGGAGCTCTCGATGCTGCTCACCGACGGCCGTCGGTTGTTCGAGATCAACACGGCCCTGATCCCGCGCGAGGTCGAGCTCGGGCGCTTCGTGTCGATCGGCGTCGGCTGGGACACGGCGCAGGCCGTGATCACCGGCTTCGAGGGGCTCGCGGTGCCCGAGGCCGAAGTGGCGCGCGTCGCACTCGAGACGACGATCCGGCACGCGCTCCACTGCGGCGGCGAGGCCCGCCTTCACACCGTGGCGCCCTCCGAGGGCGTGCGGCTGGTGTGGTGAAATGAGGCGACTAGGCGAATGGATTTCGGCGGTCGATTGGGACTTCGTGGGGGCCATGGGCGTCGTGCTCGGCCTAATCATCCTGGGGATGTCCAATGGCTGCTGACACGCGCTCGCACGACGAGCGGCTCGTGCTCGCGGCGACTGCGCTGCAAGAGGCGAGCGCACGGCTGCTCGCGCTGGCCGAGAAGGTGCGCACGGCGCAGGACTACACGTCGAAGCCGGCGATCCGCGACGAGTGCGACAAGACGCGCGCGGCGATCGGGCAGGTGAGTGACCACCTACTGCGGCTCTACATGGACGTGATAGCCGAGGAACTTTCCTAACCCAAATCCGATTCGATGGAGGCCCCCATGGCAAAGCGAAAGACGAAGAAAGCGAAGCGAGTGACCGTCAACGACCTCTGCGTGCGGCTCGCCGCCGTCGAGGCAACCCTGGCATCCGTGGCGCCCGTGCTGCGTGACGCCGAGATCGTGCGTCGTCGCGCCGAGCTCGAGAAGCGCTACGAGTGCGAGCAGCGCGAGCGGTTCGATCGCAGCCAGAAGCGATATCGCGAGAAGCTGCATGCGGCGCGCGAGCAGGCGCACGCAATCACGAACGATCTGCGCTGCTACCTCGACAAGTGTACGGACAATCCGTACCCGCCGAAGTACGTGCGCCTCATGACGCGCTGCCTCGATCTGCTGATCGCGCAGAACACGCTACGCCGCGAGAGCTACGCGCTCTTCGAGCAGGGACGCCGGCTCCGAAAATCGTAAAACGGATTCCCGTTCGATGAACGGCGAATAGCACAGGGAGAACGAGTATGCGATTGACCGATGCAATGCGGGTCGCGCTGTGGCAGATCGCCGCGGCGTCGACCGGCCAGGGCCGCCGTGGCTTCCGCAAGGAAGACGCTCAGGCCACGTTCCGGGCCTCGACGATCACCGCGCTGCGCAAGCGCAACCTGATCGCCGCGCGCCGACTGAACGTGGGCTGCAAGGCTACGCCCGTCACGTTCTTCGCCCCGACCGAACGCGGTCGGGACGTGATCGCGGCCGGCTACTGACCCCGCCCCGTCGCCTAACCTAAAATTGGGCGACGGGGCATTTCATTTTCCAATTTCAAACTCCATTTGATGGGCGCGCTGGCGCGCTGGGAGGATCCATGGCAACCATCAACCGGAAAGATCACGCAGCCAAGGCAGCAGTCCTGGCCGCTGCGATCGAAGAGAACCGACAACTTCTGCGATCGCTTGCCCTCGCTGTTTCGCCGCAGGCCAGCATCGTCGTCAACACAGTGATCGTGAACCTCGAATTCGTCCGGGAGTTCGCCGCCGATTTCAGCAAGGCACTCGACCGAGACGTTCGGCTCCGCGATCGAACCGATCACTGAGTTTCAGCGCTGGCTTTGCCGCGTTGATTCGATGATCGAAAAGCCGTCTGGCGATCCGCCGACGGTCGGCGCTGCACCGCGGTCGACAATGTCGCCGCGCTCGCCGAGCTCTGGCAGCGCAGCGAAGCGACGAGCTCGAGCGAAGCGCCAGCGTGCGCTACGACGAGCTCGTCGCCGCTAGCCGCGCCTCGCACGCCTCGCCCGCATTTGGGTGATATGCGTGTAGCGAAAATTTTGGGTGATAAGGGTGTAAGGGGGAGCTCCTGCGCCGAGTTGCGCGCTAGTTGCCGCCGCATGAGCCGGCAACCCCCACGGGTGCTAGTTGCGTGCGCACGCGCCGGCAACTCCGCTGCGGCGCGAAAATTCCGCTGCGGCGCTAGTTGCGTGCGCGTGCGCTGGCAATTCGCGCCGCGCGCGAAACGTCCGCCTCGGCGCGAATTTCTATCAGAATAGAATTTTCTTGCCTCGCGCGTTCTATTCTGGTAGAACATTTCGCGAGCCGTTGCGGGTGACGCAATTTGCGGGCGCGAAGTGACGGCGCGCGTCACTTTCAAGTGTCGCAGAGGGCTACGGCGAGCGGAGCGCGCGCCGCAGCGCTGGCACACGGGTTGCAGTAGGATCCGGCACACACCGAAAGGGGTTCCCAAAGTGAAGCACGCAATCAAGCTCTACCGGACGGCGCTGGCGGACCTTCCCTACGCAACCGTGGAAGTGGAAGCGCCGAATATCATCGCGGCGCTAATGGAAGCGCTGCGCCTCAACCCGGACGCGGAGAGCGCGTCGGAAGTGAAAGCGCCGCTACAGTACGCGCGCCCGAACGCGGGAGGGCGCTAGCCGTGGCTAAGCTCGTATACGCGCCTCGGAGCTTGCGCGACGCGGAGCGCGTCGCCGTAGAGTGTGATTGCGTCGCGCTGCGCCGGGTGTGCGCGCTGTGCCGCGCGGAGTCGCGCGCCGAGTCGCGCGAAGGGAAGCGCCGCCGCGCCGTCGGGCGCGATTGGCGCGGGTTCGGCTCGCGCGCCGCGATGGTAGCGGCGCAGCGCGCGGAAGGTGCCGCAATTTGCGGGCGGAAGTGACGACTAACGGCACCCGAAAGGGGCGCGGCGCGCGGAGCGCGCGCGGCAGCGCTGGCACACGGGTTGCAGTAGGGGAGGCTATGACGAACGGCAAGGGGCTAACGCCCGAAGAGAACGCGCGGCTAGACGCGGCGATAGCCGCCGCTGCCGCGGAGCTTACGCCCGCGCAGTGTGCGCGGCTAGACGCAATCTCGGCGCGGATCCGCGCGCGTGACGTGCGAGCCGCGGAGCGGCGCGCGCTGCGCGCTCGCCCCGAGAATCGTCCGGGTTTCCGATTCAACCGCCGAACGCGCGGGGAGGGCTAGGGCATGTCGGACGATTGGCGCGAGCGCGAACGCGCGCGGTTTGCGTGCGGCGAGTACAAACCCGTACCGTGGCACGCGGAAGAGTGGTGGACGGCGCTAACCGCGGAAGGTGCGCCGCTCGCCGACCACTTCGCGCACGCATCGGTCAAGCACGGCGCACAGATTGCGTTTACCGAGAACGCGGACAAAGGGGCGCGCGATCGTCAAACGGCTATGAAACCCGGACGCTATCTCGCGCGTTTCGTGTCGGCGCTGGATCCCGACGCTGTGCGCGAGTGGGCCGGACGTTTCGCCGCGGAGAACGAATCCCCCGAGCTATTGCTAGCCGAAACCGCGGACGAGTGGGAAGAGATTTACACTAGCGGCCCTAATTCTTGCATGTCGCATAGCGCTAGCTCGTACGAGTCGCCGTGCCATCCCGTGCGCGTCTACGCTGGCCCAGATTTGAAGCTAGCCTATATCCGCCGCGACGGCGAAGTAACGGCGCGCGCGATTGTGTGGCCTAGCAACCTAGTACATACGCGCGTCTACGGCGACGAAACCCGCCTAATCGCTGCGCTTCACGCGGCCGGCTACTCGGAAGGTTCGATAGAGGGCGCGCGGATCCGAAAAATCGCACACGGTTACGAGTACGTGTGCCCGTATATTGACTACGTTAGCGCCGTTTCGGATAACGGCGATTGGCTAGTAATCGACGAATCCGGGGAGTATAACGCGCAGTGTACCCACGGATTGACGGAAGGTTCAAGCTACGAAACCTGTAGCGCGTGCGACGAACGATACCCTGAGGACGAACTATCCTATTATGAGGCGGCCGACGGCTCGCTTTGTAGCGGTTGCGCGGACGATATTATCCGACACTGCGACCACTGCGAAAACTCGGTACACCGCGACAATATCAACTATTCCGCGTCGCAGCGGATGGACATTTGCGACGATTGCGTAAGCTCGCACTACGCGCGGTGTGCGTGGTCGCGCTGTGACGCGCTAGTGCCGTCGGAGGACGCGATTACCGACATGGACGGCGATACGGTTTGCAGCGATTGCGCCGAGTCGAATTATACCCACTGCGAGCCGTGCGGCGAGTGGTGGCCTAACGGCGAAGTAAACGAGTCGGGGCACTGCGAGAATTGCGCCGAGTCGGAGGAAAAAGAGAACGCGGACGCGGACGGCGAGGAGTCGGGCGACGCGGACGCGCCGGCGCGATGCTCGCTAGTCCAGCCTATCCCGACGGCCGGTAGTTTCGAGTACGTCCGCGCGTGGGCTACCGAAACCCCCGGAATAGTGGTAACGCGCGCGACGCGCTCGGACGCTTCCGAGTCGCGGCGGTTTGTAGTCACCCACGCGGCGAGCGGACTAAGCGCCGGAATCCATAGCGGCGATCGCGACGCGGCGACGCGCGCAGCGAACGCGCTAGGCGCGCACCCGATAGACTGGACGCTAGCCGCGGACGAACTAACCCGCGCGGAGCTAATCGACGCGACGCGCCGCGCAGTGGCGGACGCGCGCGACGCGATGGAAGGGCGCGAGCGCGCGCCGCTCCCCGAGCGCGTGCCCGATCCCGCCCCGTGCGCCTACGGTGTGAACGGTTGCCCGTGCTCGTGCCCGACCGAATCGGAGAATAACTAACATGCCCAAAACCGAACGCACCCTAAAGACTCCGCGGAGCTTGCTGGATATGCTCACCTACTCGCGGCCGGCGGGATCGCGCGCGGAAGTGGAATTTATCAAACGCTTCCTAGCTCCGCTCGGGTGCGAGATTGACGGCGCGGGGAACCTAATCAAGCGTATCGGATCCGCGCCCGTGCTTTGGTCGTGCCACACCGATACGGTACACAGCGGGAAAGGTGGACGGCAAAACGTCCGGGTAGAGGCGGGGAAAATCAAACTAGCGCGCGACTCGCAATCGTCTTGCCTCGGGGCGGACGATAGCGCGGGAGTTTGGCTAATGTCCGAAATGATCCGCGCGGAAGTGGAAGGGCTATATATCTTCCACCGCGGCGAGGAAATCGGCGGGATCGGATCCACCTACATAGCAGAGGAAACCCCCGAGCTATTGGACGGGATCCGCTACGCGATCGCGCTTGACCGAAAGGGGTTCGACTCGGTTATCACCTATCAGGGTGCGCGCTGCGCGTCGGACACTTTCGCGGGTGCGCTCGCCGACGCGCTAGGCGGCGATTTCGAGCCGGACGAGTCGGGACTATTCACCGATACGGCGAATTATGCCGAGCTTATCCCCGAGTGCAGCAACCTAAGCGTAGGTTACGAGCACGCGCACAGCGCGAAGGAAACGCTAGACGTAGGTTTTATGTTGTGGCTACTGCCGCGACTAATGCGCCTAGACGTTTCGGCGCTGCCCGTCGCGCGCGATCCGAAAGCGGATCCCGAGTGGGGCGACGATTGGGGCCAGTGGCCTAAAGGTGACGCGGCGCGGAAGTGGGAAACCGTTTCGGGGTGGGGCACTCCCGCCGGATCGGGTGACGACTATTACCGGCTACTACGGCTCGCGGAATCGGAACCCGAAATCATCGCGGATATTCTCTTGCACTACGGCATAACGCCGCAGGAAGTGGAAAGGTGGAAACGGTAGCCTATGGTAAAAGCGTACGGGTTGGCACTCAATCAAGCGTTATCCGATATGGACGCGCTGCGCTCGCGGGCGGACGTTTCGCCGCTCGGGTTGCGGGCGAAGGTAGTAGCGACGCGCGACGGCGAGCGTACCTATTACCTAGACGGGTATGTAGTCTACGGCGACGGCGCGGAGCGGCGGCGCTTCTATCGCTTGTCGGGCGGGATCGGAAGCGCCGTAACTGTGATGGACGAAAACGGCACACCGATAGCGGACGCTGCGCGCAAGGGGCGCGGACTATCCGCGGAGTTTCGCGAGTGGATCGCGGACGCTGCCGCGACGGATCGCACACTCTGCCGATTCTAGTCCGCGTCGGAAGTGTGCTCGCGGTACTCTATTGGGGGGTATCGCTAGGCGCGGACGCGCTGCTAGTCGCGTCTATCGTCGTAATCGTGTGTATCCCCGGACTAGCGAAAGGGGTAGAGTAGTGGCGCGATTTTTCGTCTACGAAATGCAAGAGTGTACCGAGTACCGGAAATTCCGTTACGAGGTAGAGGCGGACACCGAGGCGGACGCGATCGCGAAAGCGAAAGCGGGCGACGCCTCGGACCCCGAGGATTGCGGCGAAATGGGCGGCGGCGACGGTTGCGAGTTTGGCGATAGCGGGTGGGCCGCAGTAGTCGAAAATAACGCGGACGGGTTGACGGATTACGATATGTTCCGCCGCGCGTGCGACGATTTCGAGGGGTCGCGATAATGACGCGCCGACACTTCGAGGCGTTCGCCGAAATGGTCGCGGCGCTGCCCCTAACCGACTCCGAGCGGCTAGAGGTAGCCTCGGGTATCGCGGACGTGTGCCACCGATTCAACCCGCGTTTTTGCGAGGTTCGGTTTGTGCGCGCGTGCTTCCCTAACGGCGACATGCCGCTATCAGAGGGGAGGGCCGACTAATGGCACGCGCACACCCGTCCGCGCCGGACGTGGAAACGGTAGACGAGTACCGCGCGCGGCTCGCGCGCAGTGGCCTAACGCTCTATCGCTTCGCGCGGTTGCATATCCCGAGCGGACGCCTCACCTACGCAACGCACCCCGAGGCATCGGAGCTAGCGTTTTTGCGGTTGCTCGATCGGTGGAACGCGCAGCGCTCGCCGTGGAAGTATTGGCGGGAGGACGCGAGCTAATGCGGCGCTTTGTTCCGCTTTCGGACGGCGAGCACGCGCTAGCAATGGCAGCATGCGCCGGACGCCCCGAGCTAGACGCGCTACGGCTCGCGGGTGCTACGCTGGACGGCGAGCGCGTGCCGGGTTCCGCCTACGCGCTGCGACGCGCCGCCGCGTGGGCACTCTACCACGCGGAGCGGAGCGCGCGCGACGCGCTGCGCGTGCTGCGCTCGGACCTTTGCGGCGCGGCGAGTATCCACGCGGGGAACGCTGCGCGCTACGCTGCGGCGGCCGGCTACTTGCGGGAGGCGGCGCGCGAGCGCTCGCGCCGAGTGACGCAAAACGGCGCTAGGGTGACGCCGTAAAACGTCACCGAAAGGTCCGCTAGTGCGCAACTATAGGCTACGGCGCGCGCTCCGCGCTCCGCGCCCGTGGCACACGGGTTGCAGTAGGGTAGTCACGTCCGAACAAACAAAGGGGAACGAAAATGGGTTACGCAATCTCGGCGCTGGTCCTCGGGTTCGCGGGTGTCATGTTCTACGCGCTGGTCAACGTCGCAACGGTTGCCGGCCTCTAACCCCCGATCCAGTACGAAAGGAAACGTCTAGCCATGTTCGACCGAATCGTCTCCGTCCTCGGGTTCGCCGCTTCGCTCACGGGTTCCGCGCTGGCACTCGCGCGCGTGGTAGGTGCGCTGTAGTGGGCCGCTCAATCTCACTACTGGAGCGCTGCGCGCGTATCGCGATGCTTTCGGGTGCGCTGGTAGGGCTGGCCCCGATCGGCAGCGCTACGCGCCGCATGCGGCGCGCGGAAGAGTCGCGCGCGTTTCGCCTGCTGGACGCGGCGCGCGCCGACGCGGCGGCCGATCGGGCGCGAGCGCTCGGGATCCGCGAGCCGCGCCGCGCAGTGGGGGCGTAGCCGTGCCCGTTCAATTCGACGGCGAGGGCGCGGCGGCAATTCTTGCCGCTGCCAAATGGATCGACGGCGAGGGCGCAGCGATGCGCCGCGCCGCGGATAACGGCGATCCCGAGGACGCGGGTTATCGGCGCGGCGCGGCGGACGCCTACTTGCACGCTGCCGCCGCTGTGCGCGCGATGGCACGGCCGCAACCGCACGGGTACTGCCGTTGCTTCGGGTGCGAAAAGTGAGCGGCGGCGGAATCATGCTGGACACCCCCGAGGCTATCCGCTTCGCGCGTTTCGCTGCGCTGCGCTCCGCGCTCGCGATGGAAGCGAAAGGGCTACGGCTATCGCGCCGCCGCTCCGCGCTCGCGATCGCGAAAGGGGAGGGGTACCGCGGCAATCGGGCGCGCGTGCTCGCCGCAATCTCGGCGGACGTGGCGCGCGCGTGCGGCGAAGCGCCGCCGCTGCGCGAGTGTGTCGCAGGGTTGCCCGTCCGCTGCCCGTCTTGCGGCGCGCTCGCCGTTCACGCTTTCACAGCGGAGCGCGCAGCGCGCGAAACAGACGGCACTGTAGCCGTGTGCCATCCCGACGCGGGCGGTTGCGGTGTAGGGCTCGCGATCGCGTCGGAGGGCGCGAAGTGAGCGGCGGACGCTGCGCCAACCCGCGCGCGTGGGTTCCGCTCGCAATCGCCGCGGAGCGAAGCACGGCCGCCTACGCTCGCGCCGATCGGCTC